CTATTTCGGCCACGCCGAGCGCAGCCCAAGGGGCTGTTGAGGCGCTGGCTCGATGGGCCGCGTACAGATGGCCAGGGCCGCAACCAGCTGAACCTCATAGCCCTTGCGGCGCTCGATCTCGGCTTGGGCCGCCTGGGTGAACTGGTCCACCGTGGCGCCCGGCCGCAGGGCCTCGGTGGGCATCACCGGGCGCTCGGGCTCTTTCTCCTGGCAGGCCACGGGCACGGCCACGTTCACGCGCTGGATCTCCACGCGCGGCGGCGTTGTATTGCAGCCTGTCAGCGCCACGGCAGCCAGCAACATGCAACCTTGCAGAAACCGCGATTTGTCAACCAACCAACCTTGCGGATTCCGGCTTTTGTCAACCAGAGTCTTCATGGCTTCGCCCTCCCCTTGAGCCATTCGTCCACCCGAGCCTGCGCGCTGGCGCAGACATCGCCCGGCACCGGAGCTGGCGTGGACAAAATCACATCTGCGCGCTGGTTGTGCCCCTGCGCAGCGCTGGCTGCTGCTGCGCGCGCTGGTGCGGCTACGACATAGCGGCGCTCTGCCAGCTTGCGCAGGTCATCGACCGATGCGGAGCACTCGCTAGCCGCCTGGCGTATGCCGTCGCGCTGGCCCTCCATGTCGCGCAGTGCGGTCTGCGCCTCGGTGGTGTCGTCGCGCTGGCCCAGGTAGGCCCAGCCCAGCAGGCCGTTGGCGGCAACGCTGATGGCAAGGGCGATCAGGATGGGGTTCATGGTGTTTTCCCTTCGCACATTGCACGCTCAGCGGCGCGGCGCCGCACCAGGCCGGGCAGTTCCTTGCCGCCCGCCAGGGTCCAGCGCGACAACTCGGCGCAGGCCCCGGGCATGTCACCGGCGTTGGCCTTGCGCACCAGCGTGGACTTGCAGAAGTTGCCGTTGCCCACGTTGAAGGCGAACGACAGGAATGCGGCCTTTTGACCATCGGTCAGCGGGTGCTTCAAGCAGTCGATGGCCTCGGTGTGCTTGAGCAGGTCGCCCATCAGTTGCGCATCGCATTCCTCCTTGGTGAAGGTCTGCCCCATGCGCAACTCTGGTCCAGTGTGCCCGGTGCAACTGGTGAGGATGCCGATGGGATCGCGGTAGGTGCGGTACACCGTGCCCTCAAAGTGCGCCACCAGAGGGAGCGCGAGCGCGAGCGCGCCGCCGCCGACCTTGGCGGCCAGTCTTTGGCGCGGCGTCATTTCGGACTCACTCCGCCCTTGAGGGCCGCCCAGAATGCAGCCATGGACGCCCCAAGGCCGACCAGATAGCCCAGAGGCTTGGCCGCCTTTCCAATCCACGTCAGCACCTTCATGGCGCCCTTCCAGCTCTCGAACACATCCAGCATTTCCGCCGTGTTGGCCTCGATGCGTTTCGTGGCGTTGGTGTTCTCGGCCAGCTCCACGCGGAACTGGGCCTGCTCCAATTTGATCGCCGTCACTTCATCCGTCAGGGAGTTCATTCGCTTGTCCCCTTCCGCGAGTTCGTTGTGGATCTGCTGCAGGTTTTCTTCGTTCATCTAGCGCCCCTCCCAGGCAAAGAAAAACCCGCCGAAGCGGGTTGTGTTTGGATGCGGGCGCGGTTCACTTCCACCCGGCCTGGATGTCGAAAAACCGCGCGATGAACGGCCCCGGGCACCCTGCATCACACAGCACAGCAAGCCCCAGTGATGTACCGGACAGGGAAACGTGGTCGTAGCCCTCGGCCCACACGCCCACGGCGTTTCGCCCTGTCTCCGTGCTGAACAGGTTGTATGCAGTGTGGGTTGGACTGCTTTCCATTTGCCAATGGAAAACGGCGTCAGAGGCCGTCACAGCGTGCGGCGCGTAGAAGACGCCAGGAACGCAACTACCACCGTTGAACCACGATGCACACTGCAGCACGTTGCTCGCGTTGATGGCGTCGTTCCTGTGGAACCGCTCGCCAGCAACGCCGAAGTCGCGGTGCAATATCACGCCCCTGGCGATGTACTGCGGGATTGCCATGTTGAAAGTGCCCCGCGTCAGGGCCGCAAGATGGTTGCCGTTTGCCGGTAGGCCGTGCGCAGGCTCAAAGAAGCCCTCGCCCCACGTCTTGAAGTGAAACCACTGCGTACCGTATCCATGGCATGGAAGGACAGCCGCCATGGCATCCGCACCACTCGCTTGCAGAACGTATGGGCTTGCGCTTGTGGCCTTGTGGTACTGCTGCACATCGCCAGCCCATCCGCGCGTTACAACGACTTCATACGGGACCGCACAAGGACTTCCTGCATCAGCGCCGCCGCATCCGACCAGGAATGCGACAGCCATAAAAAAACCCGCCAGAAGCGGGTTTGTCAGCTTGGTTTGGCGGCTCTTTCGCCACCATGGCAGGGTTGTTTGGAGCATGCCGTTCACTCCGAGAAAACTACGTACGCGAGTGCTGCGCCGCCTGCGTTGTTGATGCTAGCCGCTACGCGCACGCCACCACCTCCCCCGCCGCCTTGGCCGCCCGTCGTGCCCGCCCCTGTGCCTTGATTGCCGAAGCCTCCCGCGAACAACCCGACGACACCGCTACCGTCCCCGCCAACTCCCGGATGCCCAACCGTAGTTGAGAAAAACAGCATCGGGATGCTTTGGTGAATAAGCCCCATCAGGGGCGTTGTAGCAGGCGTGTTTGACCGCGCGCCTACGCTTCTCCCCGCCTGCTGGGGTGTCATAGTCAATTCTGACGACAATAGATTAAAAATGTTTGAGGCGGCGCCGCCGCTAGCGCTGTTATTGGCCTGCCACGCTGGAAGCCCTGGAACCCAGAAATCCGCTCCGGTTACAGTGGCGGCAGGTGTGGCCGGGTTCACCAACCCGGATGCGGCATAGATGCCGCCCTCGCCGCCTTGCAGCGTCATCACGGTAAGGCCGTCATAGACCAGCGTAGAAGAACTTCCCTGATTCCCGTTGTTGTTCGCGGCAGGCTGCACCCCTCCGGCACCGAGATTGACGGTGAGTGTTTTACCGGCCTCTACGTCAATGGTTACTTGACCCCAAGGCCCAGAATTACCACCCGTCGCTGACGCCGTAGAAGCTGTGTTCGCCCACGCGCCACTACCCCCGGATGCATGAAAAGGAACGGTGACTTTTGTGGCCCACGCGGGGACCGTGAAACTGCGTGTAACGAGCACCAGAGTCGTAAGACGCTTTGCCGATGCGGCCCCTGCGCCGCCGAAGGCTTGATCGTAGTTCATGCGAGTGTCACTCCGTCATACTTGAGTCGGAAGCCGCGAAACGGCGGGATGGCCATCGGTGAATCAGGCGTCTGCCCCTTCACCGTGTGGCCGTTGAAGTCCATGTATGAGCGCTGCGAAGTGGCATTCATGAATTCCAGCACGTCGCCGGGGAGCAGTGTTGCGGGGGCCAACATTACGATCCCCGATGCTGTTCCTGTGTATGCAACCCCCGCCGACATGGTTGTGTTCACGGCCACGCGCTGCGTCACTACCCCACCGTCACCGGTCGTCCAATCTGCGGACACACCCGGCTCTGACAGAGTGATGTTTGCAATGGCAACCACTGAGCGCCAGATTCGGTTGTTGTGCTTTACAGAGACGCCCTTGGCGGCCGGACCCGTCTGGTCTTCCCAGAAACCCAAAAAGTTCACGGAAGCCGAGGCTTCCTCGGCCGCCGTTACCGCCAGGTCTTTGGCCTGCAGTGCAGTTACCGCGTTGTCGTGGCTTATCTGCGTGTTGGTTGCGGCGTTCTCGGCAATCTCTCCGACCCGCGTGATTGCGCCCGGAACTGTTGTCCACGTCGCATAAGCGTCTTCATTGAATGTCGGACTCCCAAGCGCCGGGTACGGCGATGGGATGATCACATCCGGGGGTGTGACTGGTACGGTCATACGTTTCCTTTGATCTGCAGGTCCACCTGGGCGGTGGGCCAATTCACGGACCGGACAGAGCCGGTGATCTTTCCAACGGTGGCGAGGTGGCTGTACTTGGGCAGGCCGCTTACCTCGATGGCAACGGCCTTGCCCAGGATTTGTTCCAGCAACAGCTTTGCGGCGGGGGCCTGGTTCGCGTCGATGACGCAGGACAGGTTGATGTCGGTGGCTTTGCGGCCATCCGCATCGATGTAGGTCCCATCCTTGTATTCCTCGGGGTACGAGTAATCATGGGTAGCCGCCTCGACGCCGTACTGCACCCCGCTGGCCTGCGTGAGGGGCGCAAGCAGGGTCTTCCAGGTGCCAACGCTGATAAAGCCGATGGCCGCTTCCACCCCGGGGTCGTTGCGCGTCACCGTGATGGTTAGCTCCAGATTCGGGTGGATCGGCAAGTCTTTGAGGGTGATGTAGGTTCCACGCTGCAGGTCGCCAAACAGGTATTCCCATTCGCCGAATGCCTGCTGCCACAAATCGCGGTCAACGATGGGCGGGATCAGGTTCGCGCCGCCGGTCCCAGCCTTCGCGGAAATGCTTACCTTGTCGCCCTCAATGCCGTAGATCGCCACTCCAGTGGCAAACCCAGGATTGAGCACGATGGTCACATTCCCATTGCGGCGGGCCTTGGTGAACAAGTATTTGTCGAACGGCGCCATGCGGTTCGTGGGGGCGCCTTCATCCTTCTTCCACCAGCCTTGCGCGTTCGTGCTGTCTGGCTCGTAAGTGTTGGCTGGAGCGCCGGAGATTGCCTGAACACACTCATAGGTGTAGCCCTTCCACACCCTGCGCGCGCCGACAGCGAACGTGCCTCCAGTGGCCCAAATTGTCTCGCCGACACTGGAGTCCACTTCCGGGATGTTGGTAGCAGCGCCAAACATGGCGGCCGTGATGGTCTTGGGAATCAATATGTTCATGCGACCGCCTTGCTGCGCAGCACGGTGCCGCCGTTGGTTACATCGTTGAACTGCCGCCCCATCTGCGGCATCAGCTTCGTGTTGTTCTCGATGGCTTCCAGGCGCGCGGCCAAGATGGCGTTTTGCTCTGCCAGCCGGTTCACCGCTTCGGCCAGATCGGCGTTTGATCCGCCACCCGCCCCGGGGTTGGCGGCCGGGTTGTATGCCTTTGGCACAACGGCCTCACCTTCATGGATGTAGGCCAGCATGTCGCGCGGGACGTAGTTGGTGCCGATGTCAAAACGCGGGATTCCAGCGCCAGCGAAAAGCCTGTCCACATCTTCTTTGGGGATGTCGTATAGACGCGCGATGTCGGCATTCGTGGCGCCAGAGCCGTAGAGCGCCGCGTTGATAGACGCGAGCACCGCCGGGTCATTGAACGCGAGGCCCTTTTCTTCGCCGAAGCGCAGCTGCTGGTCAATGCGCGCCTTGAGCAGCGCGTCCTGGTCAACCGGCGTTCCCATGACTCCGCCACCACCGCCTCCAACACCCGCGAACGCGCCACCAGGTTGCGCGCCCTGTCCTTGTTCAGGATCGGCGGGTTTGAGGATCGCCAGGAGCTGGTCGAAGTAGCTCTGTACCGTGCCGGTCAGCGTGGTGGTGCCGTTCACCAGTTCCTCTGCACGCTTGTCGAGCGTGTTGAGGTACTCCAGCTGCTCATTCACGGCGCGCAACTGGCGCTCTTCAAACGACAGCTGCAGCTCTCCGCTATCGGCCAACTGAGACAACTGGCCGGCCAAAACCAGCGCATCGCGCTCGCGCTCAAACTGGGTCGCATACCGGCCACCGTCGATACCACTGCGCGCGGCGCTGATGGCGTCAGAAAGGCCGGAGTAGTCTGCAACCGAACCGCCAGCACGCACACCAGCAAGGGCCTGCTCGATGTAGACCATGCCTTGGGCTGCAAGCATGTTGCGCGTGCCGTCCACGGTCTGGTACAGGTCACGGGCGTTGCTGCGCAATGTGTCCACCGCGTCGGCAATGCCGCTGATGGTGTCCTGCAGGGCGGATGCTTGGCTGTTGAGCCCGTCACGGTCGCGGCCAAGAGCGCGCTGGAACTGGCTGTAGACGGCGTCCTGCTGCTTCTTGACGGCCTCTGCGGCGCCGTCCGCAGCATCCGTGATGGACGCGAAGGCGCCAGACAGGGCCAGCAGGGTGGCGTATGTCTTGCGGCCCGCCTCGCTCTTGTCCTTCTCGGCGGCCGACACCAGGGCGCGGAACTGGTCGCGCGCGTTGCTGGCGTTGATGTCGGGCAGCTGCAGGCCCAGGCCGGACAGCTGCTGCGCCAGCGAGCGCTGCAGGTTGGCTCGCTGCTCTTCGCCGCTAAAGAAGTTCGTGTAGTAGGTCTGCAGGTTGCCCAGCAGCTTGTCGAACCCGCCGGATACCTCAGCCAGGCCTGCGGCCGCGTCAAAGCTCAGCGCGGCCAGCGTGTCCAGGCCCATGCCTTTCAGCGCGTCCTTGAACTGGTTCACGCCCACGATCTGGGCGTTGATCGTCTCCAGCAGCTTGTTGGCGGCGTCTTCGGTCAGGCCTTCGGCGTCCACCTGGGCCAGCAGCTTCTTGACGGTTTCGGGGATGTCCGACACGGTCTGCAGCGCCTGGATGGTGGATTGCTTCAGGTCGAGGGTGAAGTTCTCCAGCGCGGTCTTGAAGTCTGGGCTGTTGGTGCTGAACGACTCGAACAGCGTCCCGGCGTAGTTGTCGCCCTTGCCGGATTCGCCGAAGCCCTGGCCGGTGGACAGCAGGCCACCCGCGAACACGCCGCCACGGCCCTTGCCAGAGGTTTCCAGGCCAGCAGAGAACCCTGTGAGGGTTGCGGCGCTGCCAAGGGCCTTGAGGAAGCCGTTGATGCCGCTGGCCGTGCCCGCCACCGCCTCGCGGATGGCCGACTCTTGCGCCACGGGGTCGCCTTCCAGGCGGTAGGCAATGCCATCCTTCAGCGCGGTCTGCAGGCCGTTCGTGAAGTCGCGGTCGAACTGCTGGCCCTCGATGGTGTAAGTCTGGCCCCGGCGCTGGTTGGTAACGCTACCGTCGAAGGCCACGCCAAACTGGCCGCCCGTGCGGGTTTCGCCCTTGGTCTTTCCGATGATGGCCGTGAGTGCGCCGATGCCCAGGGCGATGGGGCCCAGCACCCCAGCAATGGTGCCCAGGCCGCCAGCCGTGGCGCCAGAGCCGATCAGGCCACCACCAAGCTCAAGCCCCCCCAGGATGTTGCCGCCCATCAGTTGGGAGAAGCCGGTGGAGATGCCGGCGCCAAAGTTGCCAGCAAGAGCGCCAACACCACTCAGGATGCCGCCAGCGCTGCTCAAAGCACCTGCGCCGCTTGCAGCTGCAGCGGCCGGGGCCGCCAGCCCCAGGGCGCCAGTCAGCGCCCCGGCGACGGGCGAGACGACAGCGCTCACGATTGGCCGCAGCACCAGCGTGCTGAACATGTTCTTGATGGTGTCGCGCAGGTTCTGGGCGAAGTCCTTGCCGCTCTCGAAGCCGCGCAGCAGGGCGTCGGTCAGGCTGCGGTTGATGTCGTCGGCCGTGCGCTGCCAATCCTCTGCCGCCTTTCTGGCCGCTTCTTCGTTGGTCTTCTCGATCTCCAGCGCCGTTTCCTTGGCCGCGCCCACGCGCTTGGCCGCAGCCAGGTCGCGGTACAGCTTGGCCTGCTCTTTCAGCGAGTCGTAGGTCTGCTGGTCGAGGTTGCGGTCCAGCGCCTTGATGGCCTGCAGTTCCGTATCGGTGGCCAGCATTTCCAGCTTGGCCGCGTCCAGGTCTGCTACGGCCTGCTTGGACAGCCCCATGCGCGCGGTGGCGTCTTCCTGGGCTGTGATATCGGCGCGGATTTTCTCGATGCCGGATTGCAGAGAAGCGAGGTACTTTTCGCGGGTCTGGGCGGCTTCGATGTTGGCTTTTGCCAGCGCTTTCTCAGCATCACCAGCCTGTTCGCTTGCGATCTTTCTCTCGAAGAGCGCGGCTACGGTAGCTCGTTGCTGCCCAGTAAAAGACGCCCACAGCGGGCTACCGGCCAGCGCCAGAAACTCTGTCTGCGCCTTGTTGTAGCCCATCTGCGCGGCTTCGGCTTCGGCGGCAGCCCTGGGGATTTCTTGGCCCAACTTCTGAATCAGCTTGTCGTATTCCGACAGATCGGCCTTCTTTGGCTTGCCGGTGACTTCACTGCCGGCGCTCGGCTTACTACCTCCGCGGTCCATGCGCGAGAAGTCTCCAGCCGTAGAAGCGGCGGCAGAGCGGTTGAATTCCTCTTGCGCCTTGCGCGCTCCCATGATGCGGCGCTCTGTCGCATCAATCGCCGCGCGCGCAGCCTCCCAGTCCTCCTTCATCTGGATGCCAATCGCGCGATTCCCGGCTAGGTCGCCACGCGCTATCGCGGCAACCTTGGCTGCGAATCCGCCCAACGTGACACCGGTCTGGGTGAGGACGTAGTTGACGTTTGCCCCCAATACCGCGACGGTTTCGAATACCGTTGCCAGCCCGTTTTGGGCCGATCCGAAAGCCCCTGAAGCGCGCTCGCCTTCGTCGTACGCCCCTGTCAGGGCCTTGATGATCGTGGTGGCATCTTCAATCGCTCCGTTCGCCAGCTTCACACTGTCATAGATCAGTGTCCCGGCGTTGCGCTCATTGATCGTGCGGAAAAGCCCATCCCAGGTGTCACCAAGCTCTGCGATGGCGCCATCAAGCGTCTTCGCGCGCTGCGCCATGGCGCCGCCGAATTGGTTGTTGCCGATGTCTTCCAGGTACTTGGTGATCTGCTGGGCGCTGTTGCCAATCGTGGTCGTTACACCTTGGAAGGTGAGGGAAACGCTATCCCCTTCCTTCTTGGCCTTGATGCCGAATTCCTTCAGGCGCTCAAACTCTCCCGTCGATGCGTCGGCCACGGCCTCGATCATCTGGTTGAGGTCTTTCCCCATGGCAGATGCTGTGTTGCCGAAGCTAGTGAGTGATGCCCGCGTTGGGTCGAGTCCCAGCGCCTTCATCTTCACGAAACCCTGCGTTGCCTGTGCCAAGCCAAACGGGGTTTCTTTCGCGAATTTCTCAATCCATTCGAACTCGCGGGCTGCAATCTCGGCACTGCCGGAGACTGTGATCAAGCTGGAGTTCAGGACATCAAACTCGCGCTGAACTGCCACCAGCTTCCCAACACCGCCGAGAAAGGACGCGCCAGCAAAGAGGCCTGCTGCCAACCTGGTTGCTGATTCCAGTGACTGCGCCATTTCAGCGTACCCGCGTGCTGCCGAACGGGCGTCTCCAGAAGACGAACGCAAGGCAGCATTCAGGCTGCTCACATCCTTCTGCGAGCGGTCAGCTGCCTTCCCGAGTCTGTCAATGCCATCGGCGGCGCTTGATCCTGCCTTGCCGAAACCTTCAATCCCACCTTTGGCGGTGCTGCTGCCGAGGTTCTCCAGTGTCTTGCCAGTCTTCTTGGCAGCGCCTTCTACTTGGCCCATGGCCTTTTCAACAGCAGGGCCCTTGCTCGCAAGTGTGTCGAGGGCGCGAATGCCCTTCTCCACACCATCGGTTTCGAGCGCAATGCCAATCGCTGCGATGTCTTCTGTGCTCATGGGCGGCCCAAATGAAAAAGGCCCGCCAAATGGCGAGCCCAGAAAAGAAAAAACCCGCCGAAGCGGGTTTTGAAGAACGAAAGAAATTAGCGCTTTAAGCGCCCGACTAAACGGCCTAAGGCCCTACCTGCGCTCACAGCGCCAGCAGAGGGCTTGATGACCTCAGCGGTATACCCGGCGCCCTCAGCAAGCGTTCTCCCTGCGGGGGTATGCACCGGCAACAGCTTTTCACTGCCACAAGCCCGACATGCGTCATGCTTGGAGCCAAGTCTCCATATCGAATAGATCAGCCCAGGGACTATGAATAGAAGCCAAAGAACGATTTCGACGGCCATAGAGCCGCGCGCCACAGTTTTTGGCTCGTCCACCGTCCCGCAGTCTTTGCACACAAGTTTCATGGCCACTCCTACAGATGCGTCATGCTATCCGAAGATGCTTGGCCATTTCAGGGGCGATTCAGTGGCCGATCAGGCAATGAAATCAACCTCAGTCAGCGACAGTCCATCAAAGTAGCACTTTGCGACGCCCCTGCTTCCAGGTGCTGGGCCGCTTAGCGTCTTGAACTCTACTGATACGACCGTACGGCCAGCGACGGCTCTGTAGGCTGTTGAATCGCCAAAATGGCAATCGCTCTGCAGTCTTGCCTTGATTTCCTCTTGGGCGATTTCCAGCAACTGTTGGTCACCAAGCCATTTGGACTTGTCGTTCTGTGAAACAACTTGACGCTTCGCAGCAACATCACTCTCAGTGATGAAGAAGCGTCTGCCATTCTTGCAGTCGGCGAAAAACACGATGTTGTCTGGCGGCGAACTTCGGACGTTGCTAAGTTCAAGCAACTCCAAACGATCACATCCAGGTGATGAGGCGACTATCTCAGCCGCAGGCTGCATCAAGGCATTGATGCGCTCTACGCCAAGCGCGCCCCAGGCTGCATACGTTTTTGGGTAGTTCTTCTCCGTGATCGGTATGACCGCGTACTCTGCTATGTCTCCCATAGGCCCTCCAAAGAAGGCCTCATGGTAGCGGAGGTATCAAAGCCAACCAAAGCCTTTGGCCATGACTCCCATAACGGCCGCAAGCGCAGCGCCGCCAGCGACATACATTTGCGCGTTCGTTGGCATATGGCTGACCCGCTCCTCGACTCTAGCCAGGCTCTCCTTCGTGGCCAAGGGCACTAGCTTCTCTTCCACTCTCGCGATGTCAGCTTTCATTGCCGAGTGCTTCAGCAACTCCTCCATTCGCACCAAAGTTGACTTGATGCCAGAAATGTCATCCGCAATCTTGTCCACCTTCGTCTCCAGAATGCCGACTCGGCGAGGCAAATCACTGCCTGAATCGCCGCCGCCAGCAGGAGTTGGGTTCCTAGGCGGAGGTTGCTTTGGATCAGCACCACCCGTGATTCCAAGATCACGCATCTGCTGAACAATCCCCATGACCGACTGGATAAATGATGGGGCAATGAGGCTTGCTGCATCAGGGCTTTTGACAAGCTGATCGAATGCGACACGGCTCACCTTGATGCGACCGGCCAGCTCCTTGATTGGCTGGATCGCATCTGGAGCTTCAGCCATATCCACGATCCTCTGCGCAGCGTCCGAACTAAAGTCAACCTCGGATGCGATCTTGAGTGCGATCTTGACAAGTACCCTACGATAAATCTCCAGCGTTTCGCCGACCGCTTCTGGTGGAACACCTAGCTCCCGCGCCCTTGTGCCGGCCGCTCTGATTCGAGAGGTGATGATCTCCTGCAATGCGGAGACTTCATTCAGTAGAACAAATGCACGCTGACTTGCAAACGACCCGCCATCAACTTCCTTCTCCCACCTCAGCAGCATGGACCGGAAATTGGAGACATTCTGGGCGAATGATTCCGTATTGATTTGAGCAAGTGATTCTGCTGAAACGTACTCTTCCGCCGATGCCATAGGCCCTCCAAAGTGCTTTCAGAGGACTCTAGCACCGCGCAACCTGAAGCGATCACCGCCTTTTCGCCATCTCTTCCAGCGCAGCCCCTTCCATGACCTCCAGGTCAAATCTCAGGGCATCCCAGGCCTCACAATCAAGGCCAATCCTGTCCATCAGCGGGTAGATGGCCTCCCACCGCAGGCCGAGAACGCCACCCATGCTTCCGTATATCCAGCGGCTGCCCAGCGAGGCAAAAAAATGCGCCGAGTTAGCGTTCTCCCGCCACAGCACAACGTCCTGCTCGACCTGTGGCGGCGGAGCAAAGATATCCAGGCCGACCATGCGCAGGGGCCGCGCCGCTCCTCTGTCCTTTGATTTGTCCCGGTGCAGGAAGCGCGCGACCTCCTTCAGTTTCCCTGGCGACGACCTTCCAGCTTGTCGTTGTATGCGGCAAAGATGGCGGCCTGCGCACCTTGATACTTGTTGCACATCTTCTCCAGCACTGGGGCGGTGAATTTGTCGTCGAGGTCCCAGCCGGTGGCGATCTTCTGGATCATCAACGCGGCGTTCTGCGCAACCAGGCGCTGGATTACGCTTTGCTTCACTGGCTTCATGAGCGCCATGATCGCGGCCTCTTTGGCTGCTTCTAATTCTTCAGCCGTCGGTGCGGCGCCATCGGCCGACTTGGCGGGCTTCTTGACCTTCTTCTGCGCGGCGGCGTACTCCGCTTCAGCATCGGCGCGCGCGGCGTCAAAAAGAGCCTTGATATCAGCGTTCACCTTGTCCGTGTTTTCTTCACGGAGCTCTGCCCACTCCGTGCCAGTGAGGTGCTTCGCGGTGAATTCGATGGATGCTGGCCCGGTGGGCGTCTGAATTTCGACGGACAGAGGGAACGTGCTCGGCGCATCGCCAATGATGAGTTTTGCCATGGTGGATTTCTTTCTTCGCAGGGTTGAATAGGCCCGTGCCAAGCGCCGCCGTCCCTGCGAAGGAACGAACGGCGCCTGGTCGGTGCTCGGTGAATGGGCTTGCGCCCGGTGTGAATCAGCTTGCGTAGCCCACGAACAGGCCGAGGAAGTTGACCGTCAGGCCTACGCTGATCGCGGAGCCCTTGGCGATGCTGGGCATCTGGGCGAGCTGCGCGGTGCCGTAGCCGTAGCCGGTCTGGCCGCCAGCGAGCAGGAACTTGAACGCGATGCGCTTGCTCAAGTTGCGGCTGATCTTGTTCAGCGCAATCTGCGAAGCGGTGGATGGGTCGTAGCCCAGAGTGAGGTTGATGCTCGAAGCGTTGAAGCCTGCGGGCATGTTGATGGCATTGCGGCGCGACAGTGGCTCGATGGTCACATTGCGGGCATCGCCACCATTGGGCTGCACATCGAGCACCTGGCCGATTTCCAGCCAGTTGGTGACCTTGCGCAGGGTGCCGGTGCCAGCACCAGCGGGATACCACTGGGTATCAGTTGCGTCCAGACCCTTGAGGCTCAGAGTGTCTGCAGTCAGCTGGTCAGCCTTCCAGACCGCATCCGTTGCGTCCTCCCAGCCGGAGGTGAATAGAACCTCATCGTTGTCCACAAGACCATGGCTGGTTGCGGATAGAACGGTGGGATCGGCATTCGTGGCCGCCGTCACAGTGATGGCGGAGCCGAAGGTTTCAGAGAAGAGGAACTTCGAGCCCTCTGCGAGGAAATATGCCATGGTGGGCCTTTCTTTGGACGAAAAAAAACCGCATTGCTGCGGCTGGTTGCGCCCACGCGGGGCAGTGAAATGCCCTTTCGGGCGGGGAAATAAAAAAGCCCGCCGAAGCGGGCAACCACGAAAGGACCGTGGAGGTATTTAGTGCAGAGGCAGCGCCGGTTGGATTTCGGACTCCAGGCGCTCAAAGCGCTCGCGCAGCGCGGGGATCTCCTTCTTCCGCTCCAGCATCAGGTGTGAGCCAAACGAGGCGCGCACCTTGGATTCGACTTCCTTCGCAATCAGCGCGTGCATCTGCTGCCAGAGGTTGTCGTCGCGCTGGCGTAGCGCATCACGCATACGGTAAAACTCATTGATCAGCGCGACCTTGAACTCCACAACGGCGTCTGTATTCCGCATGAGCGAAATCAGGAAGGCGGCCTGGCGCTCATTGAGCATCGCAACCTCGCGCGCCTGTGTGCCACCACGGGTTGCGAAGGGTGCAACCTCAAATTGCACCCTGCCCATGGTTGCCAGCTGATCCGCATACCGGCGCAATAGCTGGACGACCGAGCGGTGCTTTTGACTCATTCCTTGCGCAATGACGGCGGTTGACGTGAGAGGCTCGCCGTTGATGACTGAAACGATCTGTGTGTGCATGTTGTGTCCTTTCGTGATGCACAAATGAAAAAACCGCCTCAAGGGCGGTTTGCTCAGGCCGGTCTTCGCCGGTTACGGGGTCTGAAAAGACCTCCAATAAATGGACACCGGCACCATGTAGCGGTCCCCGTCGGGGAACCCGCTGCCGATGCTTGGCGTCTTCAGGATCTCGACCTTCCCTGTTCCCTTCGTGAGCGTCAGGGGAGGTTTGAACTGGTCGCGGATCAACTGGGCCCGCGTCTTCGCAGGAACCCGCCCCTTGTCCAGTGGGTAGAACAGCGACACCTGCAGGATTCCCCTGTCTTCGGTCACGTCCAGCGTGACGGCGTGATCCACCGGGGTGTTCGTCAGGTGGTTGATGCGCTGGTACTCCGTGCCAGCCACGGGCGTGAAGGTCTTGTTCTCGAACGCAGTGGCGATGGCGGGGTTGATGGCCAGCAGGCGCTCTTCCAGCGCGGCTTCGATTTCGGCGAGGGTCACTTGATGCTCTCCACGGCGCGTTTGATCGCCTCGCCATAGTTTTGGACAGCCAAGCGCACCATGCCGCTAGGAGCTTGATCGGACCAGCCGTTCTCTAATCGCTTTGCGTACGGCAATGAATTGGTGAGCCAAATTGTTTGCCCTGGCTTCCAACCAGACAGTACCGTCTCTGTTCTCGATAGCGCCCCATCACCAGACTTTTCTGGGGGGCTGGTCGTAGTCGTGTTGACCAATCCGAGTCCACACTGGAAATTCCCTTTGAACCTCCCCGTGTCAACCGGAGCGCGTTCAATCATCTGGCTCTGTAGGGCAAGCGCCGTCTGGCGCACAACCATCTCGGCTCGCGCGCCCGCCCGCTCGCACAACTTATTCAGGTTCTCTGCGAACTGATTCGACATGGCGCCCCTTTGCAAGCGTGATCGCCTCTTCATCGGTGTACCGGCCTTTTCGAACACGCTGCTTGAGCGCCGAAATTGACACAGCACATCGGTCATCTCTGGCCCATTCGGCCATGGTCTTGGTTTCACCGAAGGCCGTGAGCGTTCGATGATTACCCCTGTTGTTCGCATTCACCACGGGAGTCACCCAGCGACAGTTGCCCGGCTCATAGTCGCCATCGTTGTCACGGCGATCAATCTGCAGGCCTTGTTTGTAGCCAGCCGCCAGTGCCCAGTCACGGAACTTGACATAGCTGTCTGACCATTCTTGGCACACTGATATCCCCCGCCCGCCGTAGCGCTCATATGGCCCAGCGCTCGGGATCTGGCATCTGGCTTTCATGCTATGCCAGACCACGTACAGCGGCGTACCCTCTTCTCCGTGGGTCAGGCTCATGGCCCGCGCGTTCTCGATAACGATGCACCCACATGAATTCGTGACGCCGTTCGCCAACTCCCAAACACCCACCAGCTTTTCAACACCGCATGAGCAGCGACACAACACCTTGCGGTTTCCGCTGTCTCTGTTCGGGGTGTCGTCAATCACCGTAAGTCGCCCAAACTTAGAGCCCTTCGGCGCCTGGTGCTTCTGCTTCACGCACCCACACGACACTGTTACCCCGCTTATGACGTGCGCCAGTCGAATGGCCTTCTCGGTCCCGCAGTCGCACCGAAATGTGGCTTTCTGGGCCATCTTTGGCACACCGTCTGCGAACCGCAGCACCGTCAAATTCCCGAATCGATCCCCAGCAGCTACAGGCATAGAACCTCCGCACAACAAGATGCGATTGATTCTGCCAGTTTTCCTTAATTCGTGCTATTTATTATCTTCTCACGATCAGTTCCACCAGCACCGAAGTGCCGGCCGGGGCCAGGTTCTTCGCGCGGATGACGGTGAACGCCACGCCGCCCAGCGTCAGGATGTGCGTCGGCTCGGGGATGCTCAGGCCGACAGCCGACAGGTACGCCTGTTCGTCGGTGGCCAGCACCGTTGTGCCGTCCACCAGCTTTTGGTCAACGGGGAACACTGCGGCGGTGCAAGCCTGCGTCACCTCGACCTCTGGGTAGTCGCCCAGGTCTGGGTCGTATTCACCGCTGCGGGTCTTGTATGTGACCGTGCCAGCGGCGCCGAACTCGCGCAGGATCTCGTCGGCCACCTGGGCCATTTCGGCGTAGAAGGTCATGCGATCCTCCGGGCGTACTCTTCCAGCAGCGTCTGGGCGATCCCCTGAATGCCGTAGGCCTCCTGCTCTGAACCGCAGCGGCGCTCGCCGATGTTGGCGCAGTGCTCCTGCCAGACGTGCACCGCCTCATGGACCAGCAGGCCCGCGATCTCGATGCTGGAGCGGCCCAATGTGTCGCCCAGAGCCACGATGGCAACCGACGCGCCCTTGCTGTTGGTCAACAGGTGCGTTGTGGCGTCGGCGCGTGGTGATGCAAGGTAAGGCGTCGCGGGCAGCTTGCAGGCCTTCATGGCGGCGTCGCACTCTTCCTGGCTCAGCACCAGGCAGAGGAACGGCCCGGGGGCGGCCACGCGGCGGTCAAGCCATTTGGTCTTCATGCTTCCACCGTCAGCGCCACAGGCGGCATGGTGCTGCCCACAACCCACAGGGCGACTGGTCGGCCAGCGTTCAGAGCAGCCAGTTCCTCAGCCGTTGGCGTCCAATAGCTCACCACCGCCGGTATGCCATCGCATTCGGTGCGAGTGATGGGCAGCGCGCCGCATGGCAGTTCGCTCTGGTCCCAGCCCTTGGGCGCGCCCAGGACCGCGTTGTTCGATGGGTGCTGCGTCTTCTTCATGCCCGCACTACCCTCACCTGCCCAGCGCTGCCAGCCAGATACGGAGCCAGCAGGGTTTCGGCGGACTGATACCGCGTAGCCTGCCGTGTGCCGGGCGCATAGGTGGTCTCAATCGGCCCAACCTTCACGCTCTGCTTCTGCGGGCCCAGGTCGGGGGCGATGTCGCCAGCCGATGCCTTCAGCGCCAGCAGCGCGCAGGCGTTGGCGATGGCAGCCGGGACTGTTTCCCAGTTGATCTCGTAGCCGTCCACCACCACGCCAGCGCGGGGCCAGTCCAGCACCTGCCCAGCGTTCAAGCGCTCCCCTTTCCAGCGGCCAGAGTAGCGGCCCATGTAGTCGGTGGCCTTACGCAGGGCTTGCTCCTTGGCCTCGGTGGAAAGGGGCGCCCAGGCGGCATTGCCACGGGCTGCGTGGAAGGCGTCGGCGTTGGCGACGGAGATATAGGACTCCGCGCCAGCGGTGGGGGCGACGATCAGGGCCATGGTTTACTGAGCGACGCGCGCAGCGCGGTCTTCGTCTGCCAGGTTGTTCCAGTCGGCACCGGACAGGCCGGAGCGCTCAAAGGCGGTCAGCAGAGCCACCAGGTCAGCCTTCTTGGCGCCGTCGGGCACCGTAACGCCAGCGGCGGCCAGGGAGTCGCGCAGATCGGCCACGCTGGCCTTCTTGGCGCCGTCGGGCTCGTTGTCGGCTGGCTCCTGGCGGGCACATTTCACCCAACCAAGGGCTTCATGCTGCGAGAGGGCCACGGGGTGCACTTCGAGGTACTCGCCGTGCTTGGTCACAGGGATCAGTTCGTTGTCGGTCATGGTGTTCTCCAAAGAAAAAAGGCCCCGAAGGCCCTTGTTTCACTGTTTGATGGCGCGCTCTACCGGCCATCCACGCTCTATCAATCTTTTCCGCAGCAGTTTCTCCGTGATGTCAGTTCGCACGGACAGCTCCTTGATGGTCAACATCACGCCATCAACCGGGAATCGTTTCAGCGGCGGCCGTGGCGTCGGCGCGGCCTTGTTGATATGCCCGGCCCAGCGTGTTTCGTGCGCCTTGGCCATGCGCTCATGCGATGTCAGCGGTGCAGTTGTCAGGGCCTTCGCGTCATCCCATCCCAAAATGGAGATACGCTCCCACAGCGTTCCTGCGTTGATTCCGGTCTCTTCCGACCATCTCTTCAATGACTGTGTTCGGCCATCGTAAGTTAAGGCCCTGGCGCTTCTTCGGTTGTCAGCATTCTGGCTTCGGTTTGCCCACCGCACATTTCCGGGCTCATAGTCGCCGTCGTTGTCTATACGGTCGATTTCAAGCCATGGCTTATATCCATCCGGCAGACCCCCAATGAAATTCGCAACGTCATGCCACTCTGGGCAAACTTTAATTCCACGCCCCCCGTAATTCGGATATGCGGGGCACGATTCCATGTAGCACCGGTCCATCATGTGGCGCCACCGGTGGTAGTGAGCAGATTTACTCATGTGATGCGTTGATGTCTTTTCCAACCTCAAGCATCCGCAAGATGAAATCCCCCCGCTTTTCAAAGAGTCGAAGCGAACTGCCTTGGCCTCACTGCCACACTCGCATTCGCAAATCGCCTTGTATCTGTATGTGCCGGGGATTTGGCCCGTCGCGACGACTCGCAACCTGCCAAACACATCCCCCGGCAACACAGCCCGCGATTTGGTTGGAATCAATCCGAATCTTTGCAGCATATCGCTCCCTTTCAATGGAAGCGCTATTTTAGCCTAGATCACTGGATTGATTGCCGTGCTACCCCAAAAGGGTAGCAATATGTTCGCTCTTAGTCACGCCAGTGCCCCAGGCCATGCAGATCTCGAACTTGACCTGGCGGTACTGGCGGTACACGCGCACCTCGAAGGTGAGGCCGGTCACGGGGTCTGTGATCATCATGGAGTCGTCGGCCGAATCGCCGCCTTCTGGCACCGCAGGAGCACGGCAGGCCAGCACCAGGGCGTTGCGGCTGAACGCGAAGTTGCCGGTGTAGCTGTTGCCCACGGTCAGCGCGTTGCTGGTCGGGATGGTCATCAGCGCGCCAGGCCGGTTCAGGCTGATCGTGCCTGGTGCGGCCACGCCGGTGCCGACCACGTACTTGTTGGCCGAGTCGGCGGCGAAGGTCACCACATCACCGGCCAGCACCGTGCCGGTGCCGGTGATCAGCGCGATGTCGCGTACACCTGCAGCGGTGCTGCCGGAGGTCACGTAGCTGGCGCCGGTGCCCTTGACGTGCTGCTGGATGCCTGCCGAGTAGCGCACAGCCATGTTCTGCAGCAGGTCGGTCATGCCAGTGCGCAGCATGTCGCTGGAACCGGCTTCGTTGACCTTGAAAAGCACCGACTGCTTGCCGCGCAGGTTGGCGATGGAGGCCGAGTTCAGCACCAGCTGACGGCTGACCACAGGGGCGCCGTTGTCGTCCAGGATGCGAGCCACACCAGCCAGGTCGGACAGATCGCCAGCAGTGCCCAGGGGCGTGGTGCCAGCGGTGCCGTAGGCACGGGATGCGCCGTTCTTCGCAGACACAGCCAGGTCGATTTCCATGGCGTTCACGATCTTGCGCATGCCGTCGGCGAACTGATCGGCCAGGATCTGGTTGTAGGTGCCGGTGGAACCCACAGCCTTCTGCTCTTCGCCGTTCCAGCGGATGGGCGCAGCCTTGGACTTGCTGATCGTGATGTCGGCAAAGCCCACGGTGGTGTCGCCGCTGTTGGCAGGCGTCGCGCCGGGCGTGATGTCTTCCAGCGCGCCGGATTCACCCAGCGGGATGCGAACGGTCTGGCCCACGGCCGCGCGCTCGGCGTTGCTGTCACGACGGACGGCCGGGATGAAACCCACCATTTCGCGGGATACCACATTCAGAGCCTCGTACAGCGTGGGAATCAGACCGGTGAGCGTGTTGGCGCCCAGGGCGAAGTCCTGCTTCTTCTGGGTGACCCAGGAGTGCGTGAGCTCGAACACGCGGGCCGCAGCAGCGGCGACGGTGGCCATGGGCAGGATGGCCGCGACGACCGCGACCAGAGCGAGTGCGACGAAGCGCAGTTTGGAGAGAGTGGCTTTCATGATGGCCTTTCGGAAATGAAAAAGGCCGCACATGGCGGCCCGATTTGGGGATGGTTGAAACGTGGTCAGTCGGTGATCTGCACGGCATCCTTGCCGGTGACCGCTGCGGCCTTGGCCGTCGGGTCGAGAGCATCGAACTGCGCGCGGGTCATGGTCTTCTTCCCGCCAGCACCTTGATTGCCGCCATGGGCGCCGCCACCAGAGGCGCCCGTGCCCTTCAGGATCTGGTCCTTGTAGGGGTACTGGTCCACCAGGGTTTCCAGGGCTTCTTCGAAGTCGGCCAGCTCACCAGGGCGAGCGCGGCTGAAAATCTTGTTGCCTTGGGGGTCGTAGGCGACGGTCTTGCCTTCTTCGATCTTGAAAGCGTTGCCGAAACGGGCTTGCACCAGATCCGCCGGAATGGCGAACTTGTCAGCGATGACTTTGGAGCGCGCGAACGCACCGCCAATCTTTTCGCCGTACAGGGCTTGCTCCAGCTCGGTCGCTTTCTTCACCACTGGGGCGTACTTGTCCTCCACGGCCTTGATGGCTTCGGCCTTCACCTTTTCGACTTCGCCGGCATCCACCAGCTTCTTGTCGTCCAGGTTCTTGATGGTGCTCAGGGCCTTCGCGGCTGCCACGGGGTCTTCAATCCCTGCATCCTTGAATGGTTTCAGAGCACCTTCAGCGGCTTCTGCGCGCTCGCGGTGGCTCTTGGCCTCCCCGTTGAGGCGGGAAATGGTCTGGATGGTGCTGTCACCATCGAAGGCCGTTTCCTTGCCGTCGGCGTGGACGAACACGGGCAGCTTCTGGCCGTTGACTTCTTGGAGAACGATTGCGCCGTTGGCGTCGAATTTGAATGGCATGGTTTGAGTGCTTTCTTCACAGGCATCCACCTGTGGACGGGTGAGCCATCCGGCCCGATGCGCCCTCAGCCATCCGGCGTCTGGGCAATGAAAAACCCGCCGAGACTTGCGCCTGGGCGGGTTGTTTGGAAACTCTCTGAAATCAGTAACTTTTCTAGAAAATAGTGCCGTCTATATCAGCAAGATTGCTTGATGCAATCGGATCAGTTACAAAATATCCCTCAATTTCAATTCCTTCGCCAGTGCTAAGAAATCGAACATCTTCGATCTGCGCGGCGATTAGCTCTTTATCCAGTTCGCCAGCGATCGGAAATCTCATACCTATAAACCCAAGAGCTTGAATCGCCTCGTGGAGTAATGGCTTTGATTGATTATTAACAACAGCAGTAAAAGAACCAGCCGCACGCATATGCCACTCATTAATTGACAGCCCGCAAATAGAAAGGGGATAAAGCGCGAGGACTCTCATATTAATTGGCGGACTTCAATTTCGTCCGTCTTGGCTTCGGCTCCTGCACAAGCTTCGGCGGGTCTTGCACCATGAAGCTGAGAATGCCCCGCTTGTCGCAGTGGTAGCAGACCTTGTCTGCCGTCACCGTGCCGCGCTTGATCTTTCCGTCCTGGCCGATGTAGGAGCCAGTGACCACCGTCATGGTGTCCCTGCCGCCGCACTTCGAGCACTGCAGCATGCCCGGCGCGCGCTTCATGGCCTTGACGCGCTCGATGGCGGCCTGCTTGGCGTCGGGTGCTGTGGGTGGGACTATGCGGAGTTCTGGCACCCGCGCATCATATTCCGGCCCGCTTGAAAGCCTCCGCGTCCTTCTCCCTGAGCTGGTCCAGCGTCAGATACCGTCCGTTCTGCGAGTACATCCGCTCCAACGGCAGGTTTCCTTCGCTCATCAGCCGCGCCCGCGTGGGGCCCAGCACTTCAATCTGCCGCGCCGACGACTGCTTTTTCAGCCACTCGGCGTAGGTCGTCTCTGCCGGCACCTGACCGTCCATGCTCGCCCGGGTCTTGCCCACCACCACAACCTCGGGCACGTCAATGCCCAGCTCGCGGTGGCTTTTCAGCACGTAGGTCGCATGACTGCGGCAACGCCAATGCAGCGCCCCAGGTCCGCCCAGCCAAGGCAGCGCGTGCCCGATGGGCTTGTGCGCCGTCGTGTACTGCTTGCCGTCACGGGCCCGGCACGGTGGCGATGTCCGCAGGTCGATGGTCGATGACCACACCAGCGCCTTGATCAGGTCCGTGTTGGCCTCTACCGTCATGTCCTGGGCGAACCGTGCCATGTGGCCCAGCGCCGTGCGGGTCACCGCTTCGGCATCCCTGCGCGTCACTTCGATCAGGCCGTCTGCAAACCCCTTCGCCCGGGTGCCTCGCAGCTCCCGGATGATCTGATCCGTGGTCTTGCCTTCCACAAAGCCGCTGGCGATGGCCTGGCGCACTTGGCGCATCTTCTTGGCGTCCAGCTCTTTCCATACCTCGCGCAGCATCACGCCTTGGAACGGGCGGGACATTGCCGCCGCGTACACAGCCTCGGGCGCCACGCTGGCCACCTGCACCACAGCGGGCACATGGGCCACCAGCACCTGGTTCTGGTAGGCCGCCTCGTAGGCCACGAAGTCCCGCAGCTCCTGCGTCAGATCGCGCTCCACCTCGGCGAACGCCTGGGTGTTCATGCTCCGCACGCTGGTGAGCATGGATTCCAGCCGCTCGATGGAAAAGCTGGTCGCGTCCATGCGCTCCAGCCGGTCGGCCAGTTCCGCGAAGATGCGCTTGTCGCTGCGGTTGAGCACGGAAATTATCCGCGCAACCACGTTGTTGCTCAGCCCCTGCAGCGCCACCTGATGGCGGATCGCCTCGGACTGCAGCAGGTCGTTAACCGAATCCATCAGGCCGCCCCGACAGTTCCCAGGGCTGGGCCTTCCTCCTGCACGGCTTCTATCTCATCCGCCGGGTCCAAGTCTGGAGAGAGTGTTCCGCGCCGCTGGTACTCTTTCAGCGCCGTGGCCTTCGTGATCAGGCCGCCCTGCTGCAGCGACAACACCAGTTGGGCGCTCGCGTCGGTGAGGTTGGCGCTGGCGAAGTCCTTGAACAGGCTGGCATGGCCGCCCTGCGGCTCCTTGACCCAGGCGGCCATGAACTGCAGGGCCTGGTCGAGCGAGTCCTCGAACCCCTCGGTGATCCGCTGCAGCTCCGACTTGTTGGCCTCTGCGTCGTTTGCCGCCTCCGTGGCGCTGCGCTGTCCGGGCTTCTGCACCAGCAGCTCAGCGCCGGTCTGGATCATCTGGTCTTCCAGCGCTTCCAGCGACTTGGCCCCGGCCTCGATGGCGGCGCCCGTGTGCTCCACGAACTTGAGGTCGCCGTCCTTCGGCAGGCGCACGGCAGCGGATGCGCCGACGGTGAGCTGCGTGCCACCCGTGCCGTCTACTCCAGGGTCATCACCACCGATGAGCGCCAGGATGGGCACGCGGGCCACATGCAAGATAGTGTCCTGGTCGCTCTGGCTCTGCCAGTGCTTGACGTTCAGGTAGGCCAGATCCAGCAGCGGGGACACGCCATCCATGAAACCGCGCTTGCGGCCGTAGACCGGCGCGAACGGGATGGCCTGCAGCGTTGTGGTGCCCTGCTCTTCCAGCACCCAGTCATCTTCAGCCTTCGCCCCGGGCATGTAGACGGCCCACGCGCCCGGCGTCAGCACGCGCACACGCGGCTCATGCTTGATGCCGAATTCTCCGTCGTCCTCTTCCTTGGTCTCGGCCAACCGCAGCTGCGTGAGCACCGTGGCGCCGTTGCTGCGCTGGGCTTTCCAGCCCAGGATTTGACTGTGCCGGACCGCAACCATGTACGGGCGGGCGCCAATGGCTCGCTCGTCGGCCAGGGTGCGGGCACCCGATACACGGGGGTAGTCCACCAGGATGCCAGCCAGGCCGAAGCCCAGAGCCTCATCCATCATCATCGCGGCGAAGGTGTGCAGGCTGTTGCCCTGCAGGTCCACGTCTTCGCACCAGGTCTTGATCTTTTCCGGGGTGTCTTCGCCCAGCGTGACCTGCTTGCTGAACGGTTTTCCGGACATCACACCCAGCGTGCGGCCAAAGGCGGGGAACAGCGTGGCCGTGGCCAGGCGGGCTTCGTAGCTCTCCTTTTCTTCGCCGGGCCACTTTGGCAGGAACGTGGTTCCCGCCTTGCGCATGGCCGCAGTTCCGCCCAGCAGGGCTTCGGCGATGGGCCAGTTTTGGGCCAGTGCCTGCACTTCGCTGGATTGGTTCTGTACTTTTTGGGCCATGTCTTCTTTCACACGCGCAGAGGCGCCACCGAAACCGTCCGCTTCACAATCGGCCAGCGCTTCACCAGGAAGTAGCCGACCGCATCATTCGGGTGGTCATGCCCCGTTGTTTTGTCGGGCTCACCGTTAGCGCCCCATGCCTGCTGTTCCAGCGCCTCGGTGAGCGCTGGGCAGGCGTCCGTGTTGATCTTCCAGCGCCGCGCGCCGTCGGCGTTCAGCGTCATCGCATCCACTGCGTTCACCCGGTCCTTCACTGCAGGATTCGAGGCGTTTACGCTGATCTGCAGCCCCGCCTGCTTAAGGATCGTCAGGTCCGACTCGCTGGCGTTCTTGCTGCTGGTGTTACCGCCGCTGGCATCGGGGTAGACCACCACCGGGTGGCCCTTGTCCACGTACCGCTCTTTCAACATGCGCGCCATGGTCGGCGTGTCCCGCACCTTGGTAAGTTCTTCCAGTGACAGCGGCAGGTCGGCACGGATCACGCTGACCACCGCCGTCATGTTCAGCACGTTGAAGTCCAGGCCGATGTGAAGAGCCTCTTTGTCCTTGATCTTCTCCGGCGTGTGGTTCAGCTTCCGGTCGAAGTTGGGGTACACGTTGCCGCTGGCCAAGTTCACGAACTGGCCGCGCAGGTATGCGCTGATCAGCTGCGGCGGGTAGCTCGCCAGCAGACTGCTGATGTAGTCCTCTGGCAGGTTGTCTTCGTTGTCGTACGTGCTGGCCTGCACCATGCCGTACATCGAGGCAAGCTCCGGCTTGTCCCGAATTGCCTTGACCCACTGCTGGTAGACGAACTTGAAGCCCTCGGGCGTCGTCGTCACATCCAGGCCGTTGAGCCCGTCGAACCTCAACCGCAGCCGCGCGATGGCCTTGCGCCAGGCCAACTCGGCCTTGGGCAACTTCATCACGTCCAGCTCGTCCATCAAGCCGCGCGCGATCTTGAAGCCGATGATGGTTTCCGGCTTCTCCAGGGACCGGCAGATGATCGTTCCGCGATACACCCGCCCGCTGTAGACGTGGATCTCGTGGTTGCTCTGGTTGATCTCTGCCCGCTGCCCCCAGTCGAAGGCGACCTCTTCAAAGGTCGGGTAGTAGATGTCCCGGATCTGCGCGTAGGTTGGCGCGAAGTAGCCCAGATGAGCCTTCGGGTGCTCCCAAAAGTGCTTGCACTGGCTGGCGCCGCCAACCCACGTTTTCCCGCTGCCGAAGCCAGCCACAAAAGCCCGGAACTTGTGCGGCAGCGTGAGGAATTGCGACTGCGGGACGTTCAGCGATGGGTTAACCGTCGCTGACATGCTTGCGCGCGTCCTTCACTGTGATGACTACCTGCGTCGGCTGGGGGGTGTCGCCGCCCTCCTTGCCGTCCGTCTTCTGGCGGTTCACGTAGGCGTCGCCTACTTCCTTGGCCGCCTGCTCCAGCACCTGCAGCGTCAGAGCCATGTTCCGCATTCCCTCGGCCTTGGTGGCGATCCGCTGCAGAGCTCGGAGCCGAAAGGCGCGCTGGGCAATCGGGATATCGCTGACTTCGTCCTTGAACTTGGCCCGTGTCGCCTCGAAAACCGCCCGCCATTTCTTGGACAGGTTCCGCCCGGTGTGCTTCGTGGGGTCGTATGTGGCCACCTGCTGGCGCACCACCACGATCCCAAATTCCTCTTTTACCGCCTCAGCTACCTGCGAAGGGGTGTCGTAGCACGCCAGCGCCTGTACGACGAAGCGCTTCACGTCGTCGGAGAGTGCTGCCATGCGAAACCACCTGTAAACCGCCAGTCAATCAGGCTGCGCGCAACAGACACGTCCCACATGCTCCTGCGATGTTTGCCTTGCTGACCTCTGGTTGTGCGCCCGCAGCCCGGGCCAGCTTTCCAATCGCGCCGCCCGGGTCTCCTACCCCATAGCGCCTGACAACCCCAACGAACTCTTCCACGTCATGACCCCGAATGCAGAGCTTCGGCTTGCCGTCGCGGGTGAACTTGGGCGCCCCGAAGTCGTCCAGAGCGTGGGCTACGTGGTACAGCTCATGCTCTACCAGCGCACACCAGTCGGCGTCGCTGCAGGTCGCGCAGTAGCTGGCATCCAGGGTGATGATGTAGCCCGGCACTCGGCCGAACCACTCGAACAACTGCTGCTCCTGGCGGGCCTTCTGCCAGCCTCCGGCGCGGATCATTACCTCTTCCGCCTGACCGATGACCGTGCGCATCTGCTTGGTGAAGCCCATCGGGGCCCAGAGGAACACCAGGTTGGAGTCGATCAGGTGGGCATGCTCCGGGTTGTGGATGCGCCCGTCTTCGGCCAGGATGTTGGCTTGTACCCACTCGGCTACGCCATCCGCAGGCCGGAACCTGTCCAGGTCGGCGGGCGGCATTGGCCTTGAGCCAGGGCTACCCGAACTCAAAGCCTGTCGTGCCGTCATCGCGGGGCACCATGCGGGCCGCCTTGGCCAGGCGCTGCAGGGAGGATTCGAATTCCTCTTCGTACAGCCGGGAGTAGTAGGCCTCTGCCTTTTCTGGAACGGCGATGCACTTGTTCTTCCAGTCCCCGTAGCCAGTGGCGATCCGGGTTTCGACCTGATCGCCGATGCACTGGGAAGAGGCGGTTTCCATGGTCAGCCTTCCACCAGCGCGCGCAGCGCATCGGCCGACTCTGGCAGATCCACAAACTGGCGCTGGTCGTAGTCGTATTCGTTGCGCGCGATCTCGACATCCACGCCCACCTGAATCTGCACATCCACCCCGGCGACATGCTCACCGCCGCAGCCGGAGCAGTGGAAGCGCTGGCCCTTGTAGACCAGGCGCTCGTCGTGCAGGTCGAAGTCGAAGCTGTGCGGGCAGTCGTAGGACATCCACACTTCGCGCTTCGGGTAGGTGGTGGATGCCATGGTCAAGCCTTCAGCAGCGCCACCAAATCGGGCGCGGCAGAGATCACTTGGAGCTTGCCAGCCGATGGAGCGAACAATTCATTGAAAGCCCCGAGGAAGCCGCCTTGAACACCGCGCGCCACGATCATCTTGCGGCCCTGGTCGTCCTTCCATTCCTCCATGCCGTTCCACTTGGAAACGCAGGTGAAGCGGATGCCCTTCACTTCGAAGGACTCGACGCGGGTGTATTCCAGTTCCATTTCATGCCTCGCGCAGCCGCTTGTACTCTTCGCCGCTGACAGTGCGCTGGATGATCTGCTTGGCGTGGAGCGTCAGCACGACTTGGGGCGCAATCTCGCAATCCTTGCGCGGGAATTGGATATCAATCACCCCATTCACGCGGCGCCCGTCGATGAACAGCAGGCCGCCAATACCGGTCGTGACGAACTCCACTACCGGAGCTTCCTTCGTCTCAGGCGCTTTCTCATGGAAAACGCGCTCCACATCCTCACCGGCGAGCTTCACACGAATTTCAGACATCACTTTCCCCAGTTAAGAGCCCTTCGGACAACCCACATGGGCAGGGCTTGCCGGCGCGCCTCTGCTGGTGACGGCTGGGCAGCCGCAGGAGTTCAGCGCCTGGTCAGGGCGCTCCCGTCCAGCTTCCGGGGTGGTTGTGGGTTGCGAATGCAGGCCAGGCTGGGCGAACCACTTGGCCGCGACCGATCACCTATGGCGTCGGGGCGGGCCCTGCCAGCAATCGTTCAGGATGCTGAGGCGCTGGCCTTGGTGCCCAACGGCACTTCGGTGACTTTGATTTCGTTGCCGCTGTGCACCCAGATTTCCATTTCGTCACCGGGCTCCAGTACCGCAGGGGCGGCACCGCCGGTCTGCTCGACCTTGGCCTCGTAGGGGCCGGAGTTCTTTGGAACTTGGATGCGTACTTTGAGAGTCATGGGATTCCTTCAGGTTGTGGGTTGCTCAGCGCAGGACGATCCAGGGCGTTCAAGGATGTGTCTGGCGGGGCCTGGCTGAGCGAACGGGGTTGCCGCGCTGGGATTCGAACCCAGGTAGGAGCATGTATCGGCTGCGCGCGCCACACGTCCCTGTTGCTTGCAGCAGGCTTCCGGCCTGCCTTGGCGCATCACCTTTAGGCCACTCGGGCACGCGGTGGAAACGAAAAAGCCCGCAGGGCAAACCGTGCGGGCTTCAAAAATTCAGGGCGAGTTGTGCCATCAGCATCTACCGCAGTCGCTACAGGCGATGGCCAGGCTGTGGCTGCGGGCATCCGGCAGAACTTCGAGGCGCGAGAGAATCAGCATTCTCTGCGGCCCTCTACCGCAATCATACACGGTCAGCAGTTGGGTGCAAGCGTTTCTTGATAGACTGGCGCGCGCGGTGGACGCAATCGTCCATAAAATTTGCCAGCCTGCGCCCAGCCTCCCCGTGCGGAATCCGTAACTTTCCCGTCGCACTGCAGGGCTTGCACTGCTTGCTAGACAGGCGGCCTGTGTCCGGGATGACCTCGAACTTGCGGCCGTGGCAGGCGTGGCAGTTGGGCGCTAGCCACCAGCGCAGCAGAGCGCCAGCCACCTGCTCGGCGTCTTCCACCTTCCACTTCAGGAGCTGCAGGGTCAGCTGCTCGCGCACGGCGGGCATGGACTTCAGGTGCGACATCAGCAGCTTGGCCTGCTGGTGATTGAACTCGGCGGCCAGCTTGTCAGCCACAGCGCGGGCCATCGATGGCGTCTGCGTGAGGGCGACAGGCTGGCGCGCGCGGGCCGCCTGGGCGAAGTCGGCGCCTGTGGTCGGCCGAAGGTGCTCGGCTCTATCCCATTCCGTGTGCAGGCGCAGCAGAGCGGCCCCGATGCGGCTGGGAGACCAGCCAGCGGCGATCAGCAGGTCCGTGTCGGAGCGTGGCGCGCCCTCGCGTGTGTCGCAGCGCAGGTCGGAGCTGGCCGTGGCCGATGCGTAGCTTTCCTCAATGGTGCGGCGTTCGTCTTGGTACATGTTCTCCCTTTCAGTTCATCCAAATCGTGTGCAGCGCTGGCCGCAGGCGGATCGCCCGGGCCACGGTTGTCTCAATGGGCGCCACCTCAACGGGCGTGACCATGGGCTGCTGCTCGTCCTTGACTGGCAGCCCTTCATAGGCCGTGAATCGGTGAAGGTTTGCGCACTCGATACGGCGGGCGACGGCACCGGTATGGCGGCGGCGGGTTTCCAGGACTTCGGTCCAGGCGCCGCAGATTTCGCAGGGTGGCGGCTGGTAGCTCATTCGGCCGCTCCTGCCGCCTTGGGCCAGACGCCCATGGCTTGAATTCGACGCTGGGTGTCGGCCACCCATGCGGGTTCAATGAGGCGGCGGGCCTCCTTGCTGAACAGCGCGCCCTGGTCGAAAAGGGAATGGCACCCGCGCTGCCCTGGGCGGTCGGCACACAGCGGGAAGGTCTGCAGGTCGCAGGCCTTGAGGGCCATGCCCTTCCCAGTGTTGGCGTGCGCTGCCTGGCTGTGGCCCCAGATGCCGCAGTGCTTGCAGGGCAGCTGGGCAACCAGGCGCAGGTAAGCCTTGCAGCGGATGGGCTCCTCCTTCGGCACAGGGGCTGGGGCGGTGGCCACCGGCTGCGGCGCGCGGAACGCCCCGGGTGTAACGGTGGGCATGCTGCGCACGCGGTCTGGGTCGCGCTGCTCGCGGCGGGGCGCGCGGGGGCGGAAGCCGGTGCGCTTCATGGCTGCACCCCACCGATGATTTCCCCCGTGTCAGGGTCCACCTGCATGCCCTCCCACTGCTGGTAGGTGGCCGGGAACGTCACCCCCAACTCGGTCGCGGCGAAGGCGCTCACCCGGTCGATCAGCTGGCTGTATCCCTTCACACCCAGGTCTTCGGTGCTCACGCGCTGGCGGCGGCGCACTTTCTTGCCCGTGAGTGGGTTCTTGGTGGTCACGGTCTTGTGGCCCAGGTACTCGGCGCGGAAGTGTTCCTTCCACACCGCCAGTGGGTACTGCTGGCCGTTGGGCCGGGCCTGGTCCGCGATGGCCTTGAGCACCACGCCGTGGTAGTACCGGCGCTGGCGGTCGGTCTTGGCGTCTTCGTGGAGCCGGACCTCGACGTGCAGCCGGTGGCCTGCGGCCCACATGGACTTGCACCAGGGCGCGAGCACGTTCTTGAAGTGCTGGCCAGCCTGCACGGGTTCGTTCCAGGCGGCGGAGATTGCAAGGTCAGCCATGACGCACCTCCACCCGGACCATGCCGCCCACCTCATCCGCCTTGGCGATGGCTAGGGACCAGTGCTTGTCATCCACACCCAGCACGTCGGCCAGCCCATCCAGGCCGGACTTCATGCGGGCGAGCAGGTTGTCCAGGTCGTAGGCCCGGCGCGTTGGCGGCACGAACACCAGGGAGACATGCAGCTTCTTGGCCTCGGTGCGGGCCGCGCCCTGTTGGCGGGCGGTGATGTAGCAGGCGTGGCGGTAGGCCTTCTTGGCGCGCGAGAGTGCGGACCAGTGCTGGCGCGCGTTTGGGCTCAGCTCCTTGGGAGGCCATGGCAGGGTCAAAATCAGTGCGTCGTGTCTCACAGCTACCTCTAAAAAACTGAGTCATTCACCCAGTGGCCCCCTACCCCACAGAGTGGGGATCGGAGGGTGTTCCACCGGGCGGCATTCACCACCTTGCGGTCAGCAACCAGATCCAGCGCGGGTGTTTCGTTCATTCGCTGCATCCCTCAGGTGTTGCTTCAATAGGCCCCTGCCGGATTCGTCGGGAGTTGCACCCTTGCCTTGCGGCTTACCGGTAACGTTTTCTGCCGGGGATCGCTGCCCCTGTGTTTTCTTCCGCGCAGCCCATGCAGGCTCTTGGTTTTTGGCCCGGAGTGCCGTGGTGTTCTTCACGTCACGTAGCGCGCCTTCGCCTGTATCTGCCGCTCAATGCGGCGATGGGCTGATACCCCCCACTCGGCAAGCGCATCGGCCCAATCCGTGCCTTCAATGCCCTCTGGCCATGCCACACCAGCGCCAATCAATTCGGCGGCGTTGGTGGCCTTTTCTCGGCCTGGGTTGAACCCTCTGCGCGCTTCGGTGCCGTGGTCGTCATCCGCGCAGATAACCACGCTCCCGGATGGGCGCATGGTGTCCACGACCGGAGACAGATTCCCAGCATCAAAAGCCACGATCACGCGGGCGTTGCGCACTGACTGGAAGATGGCAAGCCCAGTGGCCAAACCCTCACAAACTGCAGTCAGAGCAGCGCGTGGGCGGTCCAGCACCAAGGCCCCGCCCTTCACGGGTGCACCAGGCCAAAAGCGCTTCTGACCATCTGGCGTGATGCTCTGCAGGCTGATGATTCGGCCCTTCCACAGCACTGGCACCACCAGGGCATCGCCCCATATGCGCAGGGCCTGTGTGCCTACTGCTGATAAACCCTTGCGCTCCAGATAGGGATGCAGGCCATGTGCTGGTGCGCAGCGCGCCCAATGCGCACGCGCTCCCTCAATGGCGCGCAGGCGCTGAGCCCGCTCCTGCTGACGGCGGCGCTCAATGGCCGCCAGATCCACCGGGGACGAATGCGTAACGCTTTTGTCCGCCCAAGAATTGATGTCGGAGTCTGTTGCCCAGTTGCGCCAGTAACCGCGCCCATCGGCGTGAAGCACGTAGGCGCCGTTGCGCTTCTTAGGCTTGTCCAGCGTTGGGCAGCGACGCCATTTGCCATCAGCAACGATGGCGCGCGGCAACAGGCCAGACGCTTGCAAGGCTTGTTCAAACGTCATGCCGATGCTCCCATTTGCGCACCGCCAGCAGAGGGCCGGCGGTTGGCAAACCGGATTTGCTCAGAGCGGATGCGGCTGCGCACCTCGCTGCATGGCGGGATAGCCTTAGCTGGATCAAAGTCCCCCATAGGCCATGCGCCTGTCATGTTCTTGTAGATGGCAAGGGCCTGCTTGCGGGCAGCCTCGCCTTCTCGGCGCTCCAGCACATAGCCGCAAACCTGCGGCCACAGAGATGCAGATAGCTCCTTGCGGTGTCCGCCTGCGATCAACTCCTTGAGCGTGCCGGGAACGTGCTGAACCGATACACGGGCCGGGTATTCATGCCCACAGCATGGGCACGATGGTTGGGGCTTGTGCAGAGCGCGGCACTCAGGGCACTTCACCGGCTCCAGCTCTTTTTTCTCTTTCTTCTTAGGCTTCTCGCGCTTCTTGCCGTCGTCCAATTCACCCGCGCCGAAGTCAAAGAACGACTCGCATTCCTCGAAAAACCGGGCGCAGTTGCCAGAGTGGTCCAGCACGATGCAGTTTTGCTTTCCAGTCTCCGGGCTGATGCGCAGGCCGCGCCCGAACAACTGGATGTGCTCGGCCAGGCTCTTGCGCAGAGGCCGGGCCATGATGACGCATGACACATCGGGAATATCGAACCCGCGCGAAGCGGCAGTGACCGTAATCAGCCCACGGATTGCGCTGTCGGGTTTCTTGAATTCATTGGTCGTGTCGGCGCGGTCGTCTTCGCTGTCCTTGTATGTGTAGGTTGCGACATTGATACCAGCAGAGAGGAACTGACGCTGCAATTCCTCAACGTGGGCGGTATCTACTGCGGAGCAGATGAACTTGCGGTTTTCCCCGTGTTTCAGGTACTCAGCCACCACATCACCCACCACCTCCAGCGCCTTTCCGCTGGCCTCGCGTTCGTCCCATTCGCCCGTGCTCTTGACCGTTACGCCCGACATATCCGGCTCCGCGCAAGAAAAGATGCGATAGGGCGAAAGCCATCCGTCATCAATCAGGGCGCGGGTGGTTGTCACGTTGATTACCACATCAAACCACTTGCCCAGGCCCTTCGTGAACGGGGTAGCAGTCAGGCCGATGACGATGGATGCTTTTTCTTCCATGCGCTTTTTGTGCGTCGTGTGCAGAACGTGCGCCTCGTCAAACACATCCACGGATGTATCCGGCCAGCGGCGGCGGCCAAGCGTTTGCACGCTGCAAATTTGCAGCGGCAATGCGGGGCGCCAGCGCTCATGCCCGCCCTGAATCACCCCATGGTCCAAGCCGTATCGGTCGAACGTGTCGCTGGTCTGCTGGATCAGGCTCAGGCGGTCAACCACGAACGATGCACGATTGCCCTTCTCCTTGACCATTTCCATAAGCGCCGATGCAAGAACCGTCTTGCCGCCACCCGTAGGAGCGCAGATCAGGATGCGGCGGGCGCCATTGCGCACAGCGTCACGGGCCTTGTCGAAGGCCGCCTGTTGGTAATCGCGCAGAGTGACCTTCATGTCAGGCCGCCTTCCTGTACTGACGAATGAACGCCTCCACAGCGGCGGCGATCTTGTCCGGGTCTTCTTCCCCCACGGCTTTGCCACAGCGCATCAACTGGCGCTTTGCCCACTTCTCACGGTCTTGACTCTTGTGCGCCTTGTCCATGGCCTCGGACTGCTGGCGGATGGCGTGGTCACGCTGGAGCAGTGCCTTGCGAAGTTCGGCCTTGGTGTCGTCGGCTTCCATCGCCTTGAGCTGGGCGTGAAGCTGCTCGTTCTCTTTCTGGATTTCCGCAATCAGCTCGTCAATCGACTGGCCGGTGTCGGCATCGTTGGCAGGCTCTGGCTGGCGCTGCTTCTTGGCCTTCGCCAATTCGCGTTCGCCAGCCTTTTCCAGACGGGCAGTGACGCGGGCGCCCTCTTTCTGGTCGCGTTCGCGCTTGGCGGCAAGCTCTGCCTCAAACTCGGCTTCTGGCACTGCGGCCAGCTTTTGGGCGCGGCTGGAGAGGTCTTTGCTGATACCGGCGTCTGCCAGTTTTGGTGCGGTCGTGACAGACGACCGCACCTCTGCTGGCGTATGCTGGTTGACGCCAGCGCCAGCAGCACCCTTGCTCAAGCCGCCATCAGCCTTCTGTGCGGCCAGCATCTCACCCAAACGGCGCTCTGCACGAATGCGGATTTCAGCGGCATCAACTTCCAGCGTCTTGTCCTTTGCCATCCGGCCATACGCCTGCATGGCGGCGGCTTTGTCCGCCCAGGTCTTCACCTCATCGACCGACTTGCATTCGGCCAGTGCGCGGCAGGCCGCTTCATACTTAATCAGTTGCGTGCTCATGCTTATCCTCACGAACGTGGCACCTGCCAGCCGAACTTGTGGCAGCGGTGGAACATGGTTTTTGGAAGTGCTGCTTGTTTTGCTGCACAAGTACCGCTGGCCTGCAAGTGCTTGCACTCGACACAAGCGCGGCGGTCATCAATTTCCCGGTCGCGCAACATGCAGCTATCAGCCAGCGCCTCGGCTTGCAGCAATTCCAGCCCGCGCCGTTGAAACATCCCAATGCGCAGAGCCATACGGTTGATCTCGGCGGTATTCATCGCGTTGCTGTGCGGCCAGCAATGTGCGTCTGCGGATTGGTCGCTCACTTCGCCCCCCTGATCCGCTGATTGCGTGCCAGCGAAGCCGCCGACTGCTCGCGCGATTCGATGGTGATCCCGCTGGGGCGGCGCTCCAGGCTCACCGTCTGGCGGCCATTGCTGTCCAGCAGCAGATGCACATTGCCCTCAATGGGTGCGCGGCTGAGGTTGGTCTTGCGCGGTGCCTTGGAGGGCGCGGTGTCTTTCCCGCGCGGGCGGGCCATCTGGAAAGCATTCATGGGGTCACTCCCGTGCTATCCGACAGCAGCGGATTGCCTTGCAGGCAGCGGGCGACGACCATTGCTTCATGGCCCACTTTCACTACCTCTGCCGTCAGCACAGCTTCGATGTATGCATGGCGCTCCAAGCCCTTTGCCATGGCGATGGCGTCAAGGGCTTGGAGCAGGTGGTTGGGGGCGAGCTGGCGCAGCTCGGACTTGTCTGCGGCCATGGGTTACGCGGCCTCGGTGGTGGGCTGCGCGGTGAGGTCGGGCCAGATCAGGTGGAAGTCGTCTGGGCGCAGATCGCGGCGGGTGACAGCACCTTCTGTGGCGCGTTCAATGGCAACCGCATTGATGTAACCAACCCCACGCGATCCATGAACCATCTGGTTAATAAAGGAGGGGGCAACACCAATAGCCCGCGCCAAAACAGCTTGTCCACCAACAATTGCGCACGCCCGTTCTACTTGCCCTGCAGAACCTTCACGCTCGGTTTCTTGTGTAGCTTGCCCTGCCTCAATGCGCGCCCACTCGCAAACAGCCTCAAAATCCAATCCAGAGAACCATTCGTTCTTGTGCTTTTGAGCACATGCGTCAATGCACCGCTGTATCAACATCGCCTCGGCAGAGCATTGATATTCAGTGACGAATATGGCCCGATCAACGAGTTCGATACCCACGCATGCCACACGATCAGCATGGGATGCAATACGGGATTCTGGGTCGATACTTCGGCCAACTTTTATGTGTCCATTGCTGAACAGGCAGACGTAAAGGAAGCCTTTCATTGCGTCTCCTTAGCTTCGCTGCGTGGCGTTGGTTTGATGATTTCTGGAGTACGCACGCCATGAGCACGACCAACACGAAGCAGGGCAAGGGCCAGAGAACCTCTGGGCTCACTGGCTTTCCCGGACGCGAGATCGGACACCGTGGACTGCACACAACCGGCCTCTTTGGCGATTTGCGCCTGCGTCATCCCCTTGGAGGAGAGAGCTGTGATGAATTCATTCCATTGCATGATTCTCGAAGGATATCGTTCAACCGATATTTGCGCAAGAGGTTTCCCGCTATCGGTATCCCGTAAGGTCATGCTCATGACCACCGACTTCGGAAAACGTCTGAAAGAAGCCAGAAAAGCAGCAAAGCTGACGCAGGTTCAGCTGGCTAAGGCTGCGGGCATCGGACAGTCAACATTGGCGGAGCTGGAAAAAACCGGCTACGGGTCGGCGCGTGTTGCAAATTTGGCGGAGGCTTGCGGTGTGTCGGTGATGTGGCTGTCTGACGGAACGGGCTCAATGCACCCGACAACCGCCCTAAGCCCCTCTCCAGCGCCAGGTGTGCCCGTGGTCCACGTCCCCCTGCTTGCCAATGCAGGCAGCATGGGCCCAGGCACGGACATCCAGCACGACGACATCCTGGTCGGGCAGATCGCCCTTTCTGAGCAGTGGGTGTCAAGGCGTCTGCAGCCGACGAACCTGAACGCCCTCCGGTTCATCCACGCCTACGGCGACAGCATGAGCCCTACCTTTGAGGATGGCGACATCCTCCTGGTGGACACAGGGATCAGAGACCCAAAGATCATCGATGGCGTCTACGTCATGGCCGCCAACGACCGCGTTTACATCAAGCGCGTGCGCCAACGCATGGACGGGGTAGTGGAGATCAGCAGCGACAACGCCACGGTGAAAACGGTGGACGTGCTCAACGGAGATCACCGAATCGACATACTGGGCCGCGTGGTGTGGTGCTGGAATGGGCGCAAGCTCTAGGAGACGAATGTGAAGAGAATTTTTGCGGTGTTGGCGATCGCCATGCCCTTTGCCGCCAGCGCCCAGGCCTGGAAGCAGGAGCCAGATTCAGTGCTGGGAATCGCACTGGGCCAGCCGTTGAGCAACGATGCCATCAAGTCCTGCGGGGGCGTGCAGGTACAGCAGGATGCCGACCCCATTCAGGCCTGCGCCACAAAGAAACCGCAGTTTGGAGACGGGGCGATCTTGCTCGGTGGAATCCCTATCGAGGCATTCACGTACGGGGCGGTAGTTCGTGAAATCGGCGTCGTCTCGCAGATTGGGCTGATGGGCCCCAACGACCGGTACGAAGAAGTGAAGCGGATCTTGGTGGAGCGCTACGGGAAGCCGGCAAAGATTGGCAAGATCACAGTGCAAAACAAACTCGGCGCCAGCTTCGATTCTGAGCAATTGAGCTGGCGCGGGAAGACAGTTTCTCTAGTACTGGATCAACGCGCTGGCACTGTTGAAGAGTTTGCTGCCGTGTTCACGCATCTGCCTACTGCGGCGAAAGCAGGTGGTGCCACCGACACCAAAGCCAAGCGCGACGCCCAAAAGCTCTGATTGCTCATTGGGCTACGCAATTGCTGATGGATGAGTAGCTTGATGATCCAACAGGGAAGGCTGATAAAGGGGGAGGCGATTGACCGATCAAGACGTGAAGGATCTCATCGAACGGCCTGGAAAGATGGTGGTTCTGCCATTTGCTTGGATTGTCCAAGAGGGTGGCTATGTGCCCAGAGTCCACGTTTTCGAAAGCGGCGTGCAAGTAGGCCGAGAGGTGTTGGAGAGGGTTGCTGTCCGGGCCCGCTATCGCGGGGAAAAAATAATCCGCCGAGGAGATGCGGAGATCATTCAGCCGGAGAGTTTCAGCTGCGCACTCTTTCTTGGAGACGCACGCGTAGCGGCCCTTGATACCAATCCCGGCCAGCTTCACACGAACAAAGTAGGGCATGGACTGCCACACTTTGGTCAGACCATTGACGCGTTCACTCATCGTCATATTTGGACAGGGGCCTACGGCTATGCAGAACCTGTCAACCCTCCAGTTTTAGATGTTGTTCGCCTATTGGAGATCTTCGCGCAAGAGTGTAGGCTTGACTTCTGCGGCCAATTGATGCACCCCCGAAAGGGGGAGCAAGGACGCCTTTTATGAACTGCCAACAACTTGCTACTTACACGAACTGGGATTGCGCTCCGGCGGGGCTCAACTCAATGCTCGTGCACGCCCCTTTGACTCTTGGTGAGGATGGGCAGCATGTCAGTTTCTACGTCATGCAGGATGCCCCTGGGCGGTTTTTTCTGACGGATGCGCACAATACGATTGCTCATGCGTTGGACCATGGCGCCAGAGCTACTGTGGCGCGGCTCAAGGCCATCTCAGAAACACCGGGCGCGCAGCGAGCAAAACTGAGCCAGGATGGAGAAATCACTGCGGAAGGTGACGCGTCTGATCTGAAACTTGCATTGTGGGACGCCCTTCGACTTGCGGTCGCAATATCGAACAACGAAGTGGCATGGCTGCCGAAAACTCGCCAGGAGCGGTTTGCAACACTGGTGGCCAAGACTCTGCGTGCTCGTCTGCCATCCGGCTCCGTCGTGACAAAGCCAAAAATGCTTGGAATCAGTGGCCACCAGATTGAATTTCCTATCGGCGTTCTTCTTCCTGGCGGCGGCATCCGCGCTGTGCAACCTATTGGCGCATCAGAGGATCACAAAGTTGACTGGGGCTACGTGTACCAGAGCTATGGCAAGCTGTCGGACCTGAAAAAAGCCAGTGCAGAAGGACACAGCAACCGTGTTGTTGTCATGGAACGCGGGGCTTCCAACGATGAGTTCGGCAAGGCTGCGACGGTTCTTTCGGAGGCTGCGCGCGTTGTCCTCTATGAGGACGACATGGCGTTTGCTGGTGAGTTGATAGCCGCATAGCGCGTCGAACAAACCGCCTCCGGGCGGTTTTTTCATGCCCACTCGCCCAACTCGGGCGTTACCCCTGGCGGGCATGATGTACTGTAAATTCATACAGCCATCATGTCGCCCATCAGCATCTCTTCCCCCGTCAAGGCAACCATCCTGACCCTGTACGCAGGCGGCAGCCGGCGGCCGTTCGCCAGCAAGATGCACCAAGACACGGGCGAGCTGACGGTGGTGCGCCTGGAGGGTCGGTTCGGCACGGTCCCTGCCCTGCACCTAGCCAGCTTTCACCCTCACCGTCTGTTCGAGCCGCGCATCGTGGATATGGTGGCCGGTGAGCTGGAAATCCACGGCATGGAGCGCCTGAAGGATGGCAGCTGGGTCGCCCAGGCCTGGCGGTTGCGGCTCAGCGGCTGATCTTCATCCCAACACTTCGCAGTGCCCTTTGCCCGCCTCGCGCGGGCTTTTTTGCGTCTGCGCAGGGCCAGTCAAAAAAAGCCCCCTCGGGCTACGATGGGAGTTCCTCAACAACCATCCCGAGAGGGCCTCATGGCAAAGTTCCTCGTCACCTACGACCCGATCAAGCGCAAAGACTATCCAGAGCTAATCGGCGTGCTACAAAAGTTCAACTACTGGCACTGCCTTGGATCGGTATGGATTATTCCGTGGGATGGAACCGCTGAGGAGCTGGCCAAGTTTCTATACCCCCACATTGACGCAGACGACAAGTTGCTGGTTGTGGAGTGCGGCCCGGATCGCGCGTGGACTCGCTCGTTTCCAGAGGATTGCAAGGAATGGCTTCGCAAGAATTTCTGACCCCGGCAATACCTTCAAGGAGGTAACGCAAATGCTCCTGCTCCGTGCTGGTCTCTGGCTCCACGAGCCAGCCTTGCGGCACCTTCTGTAGCTTCATATCACCCCTTCCAACCGCCCTTGAGGCGGTTTTTTGTTGCCCGCCCGGATTGGGCGTGAGGTCAGTGTAGCGAAATTTCTCAAAATATCGGCAAACCGCTTGACATGATTTATCGGCAATCCGATACTTCACCCATCGCAGCAAAACGCAGCGACAGGGTGAGCGGATCGGCGGTCACCTGGAGTTCTTTCAAAACACGCACGCCGATGTTGCTGGCCCCACCTGCGGGGCCTTCGTCCGGCGAAAGAGCACTTCGGGCATGGGCCGAAGGTATGCGCCGCCACGATCCGAGGCGGTTCCCAGTCCGCCGAAGCGCGGTAAACGGGACGGGAACCCCGCAAGGGGCTGGCACCACGGAGACGGTGCTGCATGTTGATGCAGCGAAACGGCTACCAGATGCCGCCCGCCATTCAACCGAATGGCAAAACCTGAGCCGCGTGACAGGCGGTTGAGGTTTTCAACAGGAGAGACAGCATGGACGAACAACTCGAAATCCCCGGCGCGCGACCGATGAAGTGCAAGGTTCCGCAGAAACGTGCGCACAAACTGCTGCTGGACACCGGCGCCACTTTGGCGCTCGAACGCGCGCTGACAGAGCTGGAAGATATGCGCAAACAGCACCCAGGCGTTGCTGGCCTCACGCTCGCCATCGCCGTGGTTGCGCGCCACGCCGCCGAGCGGCAAATGGAGTCGTCGCGGCAAGTGCTGATGCATGCGGCCCAGGTCGGTATGCCCATTGAGCAGCACGCCATTGCCTTGTCTTTCGACGATGACGGCCTGTATCTGCAGGCAACAGCCGGGAAGTTTGAGGGCGAGTAACCCACCGTCCCGGCCAAGCGCCGGGGCCATACAAGAGCACGAGCGAAACGTTGAGCGCGTCGAAGTGAAAGCAAGCCCGCAGGCGCCCATGGCGGGGATTCGTAGAAGTACGCAACGTGACACCTCGGAGAGACGAGGACCATCATTGAAGCGGACGCGGCGAAACCTTTTGGTAACGGGGCCGCACACAGCCGAAACGCGAGGGATGACGACCTCGGGAAGACAGTCAGTTCGTGATGACCGGGCGGCGCGGAAGCGCAGGCGCACGACTTCTGGGGCGCGTGAACACAGTGCTATAGCCGGGACTGGCCGTCCGGCCCGCTTCAATGATGGTGAATGCCCAGTGGTGATGGGCTCATGTGCGGGAAAACACCTCTGATGTAGTTCAGGGATCGTAGGCGCAAGCCTTGTCTATCGGCAACGGTAGAGCGGTCAGACCCGTTTGATGCTGGCGAATTGACGCCCCCGGGTGCAAGCAATTGCAGGGTCGTGAAACATAGGCTGGTTTGAGTCCAGTCAAGCCGGAGATACCACCGGCCATCATCTTCAATCCCTCCCCTCCTGCCATGCGCAGGGGTTTGCCCCGCACGTCGGGGCGTTTTTATTCCCCACCAGCCCACCACCGAGTGGGCTTTTTCTTTGGAGCACACCATGCCGAACTGGGTCACCAACAAAATCAGCGCTTCGCCCGCCGTCATCACGGCCATGTTGAACAGCGATGGCCGCATCGACTTCAACACAATGGCGCCCTTTCCGGGCGATGACAACTGGGATGGCATTTCTATGGCCGCAGAGGAAGCTGCCCAGATAGTCATCGGGGCGCCACTCAGTGACCACCCTTTGCTGGCCAGCCTTGAAGCCAGTAACCGCAGCAAGTTCGATATCAAGAAGCTGTCGGAAGAATGCTTCGAGCAGTTCGTTGGCATGCTGCGGAACCATCGCAAATGCGGATACCTGCACAGCATGGACTTCGCCAGAAAAGTGTGGGGCACAAAGTGGAATGCATGCGAGCCGTCCCACGATGTTGACCAGGGAACGGCCACCTTTGACACCGCATGGTCTTGTCCCGAAGGTGTTCTCGTGGAGTTGTCGAAGCGCTTCCCCGATGAGTCAATCGCCGTCGAATTTGCCGATGAAGACATTGGCAGCAACTGCGGCAGCTTCACCCTCAAGAACGGCGTCACGATCACCTCCGACATCGCACCTGCATGGCGGAACCAGACCGAAGAAATGCGAGCGAAATGGAAAGCCTTCGCTCACGCGGTCAATGGCACCGATCCAGCCGACTACGAAGACTGAAACCAGAGCCCTCCCAGTGAGGGCTTTTTCTTTCCCGCCCAGGAGGCGCAATGCAAAACGTACACGAACACATGCAACAGCGGCTGCGTTCTCACAGCGCACCGCCGCCGATTTCCACCGAAGAGTTCGAAGCCCTGCGGGTCCGCGCAGACCTGGAGTTCCAGCAGCACCGGGAGGCCAGCCGCGTGCACCGGGCCGCGCAGGACGAGGTTCAGCACAACGCTCACATGGGGGTGCAGTGATGTCCGACCGTGAACTGCTGGAACTGGCGGCAAAGGCGGCCGGGCAAGAACGCAGCGCCGCAGGCGATCTGTGGAGCAACGCGCGCGGCCTGCCGTGGGACCCGTTGAACGACGACGGCGACGCACTACGGCTGGCAGTGAAGTTGAAGCTGCACCTCGGGCTTGAAAGCCACACGGTGAGCGCATGGCAGTCTGACAAGTTCGGGAACTTCCAGACCGAGGTGCTGAGCCATCGCGGCGACGAAGCCGCCACCCGCCGCGCCATCGTCCGCGCAGCCGCTGAGATTGGGAAGGCCATGCCATGACCGACCCCATCCAAGACCACACAGCCCGCGTCCTGGCCTTGGCCGCCTGCAAAGCAGCCCAGGCAGAAACCAAGCGCCACAACGAAGCAGCCGCCCAGCGCCAGAGAGAGGCTGCGGCCATTGGCGCGCACCTGGACCCGGACGCACTTGAACAAGGAGACCCGACATGAGTAGGAGCGGCTACACCGACGACTACGGCGACGACGATCCCCTGGCCATGGGCCGCTGGCGGGCCGCCGTCAACAGCGCGCTCAACGGCAAACGCGGGCAAGCAGCGTTGCGCGAAGTTCTGGCTGCGCTTGATGCCATGCCCGAGAAGGCGCTGATTGGTGAGTCCCTGGTGACTGCGGATGGCGACTACTGCACGTTGGGTGTGCTGGGCGCAAAGCGCGGCCTGGACATGACCACCGTTGACCCTGAGGACTGGGATGCAGTGGCAAACCTGTTCGGCATCGCTCCCGCGATGGTGCGCGAAATCGTCTGGGAGAACGACGAGGGCACCAGCACTCACGAATACGTGGACGTGGTGATCTGCGGTCCCATGCCGCCGCGCCATTTCCGACCGCCCTACTGCGAAGAACGGCACAACCGAACCGTGCGCATAGAAATCGACCCCGCCATCGTTGCCCAGCGCCGCTGGCAGCGCATGCGCAATTGGGTTGCTTCACACATCAAGCAGCCCGCAGGAGACACCCCATGAACTACTCCATCACCCTGATCGCGCTAGTAGCCGCCCTTGGCTGGGCTGCGGTGCCAGCCCACGAGCCCGACCCGACACCAGCAGCCGAGAAGCTGCGCGCCGCCCGTGACTCGCGCGCCTGGGCGCTCCAGCAGTTCCAGCGCAACGAGTGCCGCCCTGGCGAAACCGCCATTTGGGTTGCTGACAAAGAGGCTGATTGCCTGCGTGAGGTGCGGCCGTGAGTCGCAACACCTACCCGCGAATCGGCGCGCAGCGCAGCTACCCACTGCGAAACGGCAAGCGCCAAAAGGGACCGCCATGCATCGTGTGCGGAGTTGAGTCCTGGTGCAAGGTGATTCTCGAAACCAGTCACATGCGCGGCGATGACGAAGTGGTGCATGCCTGCGTAGGCCACAAGGACGACGCCAGCGCGCTGTGGGCTGCGTTTGAGCAGCGGCAGAAAGAGCGGCAGCCATGACCACCTTCGAACTCCGCACCACAGAGATAGCCCTCTGCGTGCTCATCGGCCTGGCCTTCGGGCTCTGCATCGGGATCAACCTGTGAGAGCCGCAATCGCCTTCGCCGCGTGGCTCCTGACCACATCCGCAGCCCTGGCCATGTGCTTCGCCTGGCTGCATCAACCATTCATCTGAGGACAACATGAGCACAGCTCTCACCACACTGACGCGCACCCTGGCAACCAAGTTGGACATGGGCGACGGCGCCGACCTGATCGACACCCTCAAGGCCACGGCCTTCAAGGGGCAGGTATCCGACGCGCAGATGACCGCACTGCTGGTTGTCGCCAACCAGTACATGCTGAACCCTTGGACCAAGGAAATCTACGCCTTCCCGGACAAGAACAATGGCATCGTTCCGGTGGTCGGCGTGGACGGCTGGAGCCGCATCATCAACACGCACCAGCAGTTCGACGGGATTGAGTTCGAGCAGAACGACGAATCATGCACCTGCATCATCTACCGCAAGGACCGAACGCGGCCCATCAAGGTGACCGAGTGGATGGCTGAATGCCGACGCGGCACCGGCCCCTGGCAGACCCACCCGAAGCGCATGCTGCGCCACAAGGCGATGATCCAGTGCGCCCGTCTGGCCTTCGGCTATGGCGGCATCTACGACCAGGATGAAGCCGAGCGCATCGTGGAGTCTCAGCCAGCCACGAAGCAGATGGGCATGGTGGAGGTTGTGGAGCCCACCGCGCCACCGACATGGCCCGAGGACTCGTTCAAAGCTCGCCTGCCCAAGTGGCAGGCCGCAGTCAACAGCGGCTCCGATGTCGAAGAGATCGTGAAGTTCGCCCGCAGCAAGGGCGCGCTGACCGCCGAGCAGGAGGCAGAAATTCGCGCTCTCAAGCCGCAGGAACAACAGCAGGGCCCGACTTTCGACCAAGTTGCGCACCAGCTGCGCAGCGCAGGGGACGCCGACGCTCTCAACGTAGCCGCCGACCTGATCGGCTCCATCACCGACCCGGCCCAGCAGGCCGAACTGAACGCCATCTACGAAACCCGTATGGACGAAATGTCCGCTTGAGGAACAACATGACCATGATCGTTCACGACGTGCAGCAAGGCACGAACCAATGGCACTCGCTGCGCGCCGAGCACTTCACGGCCAGTGAGGCCCCGGCCATGATGGGCGTGTCGCCCTACCTGTCCCGCGACGAACTGCTCAAGCAGAAGGCGCTGCGGCTGGTGGATGCCGAGATCGACAGCCACAAGGCGGCCTTGTTCCAGGCCGGGCACGATGCCGAGGCGGGCTACCGACCCATTGCAGAGGCGCAGATCGATGACGACCTCTACAACATCACCGGCACCCGCGATGTGGATGGCCTGCCCCTGCTGGCGAGCTTTGACGGCCTGACCATGGACCGCTCCATCGGGTTCGAGCACAAGCTGTGGTCCAAAAAGGTTGCCGCCCAGCTCGCCGATACAGGAGAGCCAGCGCCGCACCACTACTGGCAGCTGGAGCAGCAGCTCCTGGTGTCTGGTGCGAAGCGCATCATGTTCGCCACCAGCGACGGCACCGACACGCACAGTGCCTGGGTTTGGTACGAGTCCAAGCCAGAGCGCCGGGCCCAACTGATCGCCGGGTGGAAGCAGTTCGCCGCTGATCTGGCCGCCTACGTTCCACCTGAGGCCAAGCCCGCCCCCGTGATGGGCAAGACCCCTGACAACCTGCCCGCGCTGCTGATCCAAGTGACCGGCGCCGTGACGGCCAGCAACCTGCCCGAGTACAAAGCCCATGCGCTGGAGGTATTCAAGGGCATCAACCGCACGCTCTCCACTGATCAGGACTTTGCTACCGCAGAGAGCACTGTGAAGTGGTGTGCCGATGTGGAAAGCCGCTTGGCCGCCGCCAAAGAGCATGCACTGAGCCAGACGGCCACCATCGATGAGCTGTTCCGCACCATCGACGACATCAGCGCCGAAGCCCGCCGCACTCGCCTGGAGCTGGACAAACTGGTGAAGGCCCGCAAAGAAGAAATCCGGGGCGAGATCGTGGCCGGTGGCATAGCCGCCCTGCGCGAACACATCGCCCAGCTCAATGCGGCAATGCCAGTGAACTACATGCCCCAGGTTCCCGCCGACTTCGCAGGTGCCATCAAGGGCAAGCGAACGGTGGACAGCCTGCGCAGCGCCGTGAACGACGAGCTGGCCCGCGCCAAGATCGCTGCCAGCGAGATCGCCAACCGCATCCACGCCAACGTCAAGACGCTGCAGGCCAGCGGGCTGGTGGTGCACGACACCGCAGCCCTGGTGCTCAAGGCGCCAGACGACCTGGCCGCGATCATCGCCAACCGCGTGACGGCCGAGCAGCAGCGCCAGGAAGCCGATCGCGAGCGCATCCGCAAGGAAGAAGCAGACCGCGCCGACCGTGAGGCCCGGGAGAAGCTGGCGGCCGAGGAACGTGCAGCACAGGCGGCCATCACGCAGGCGGCGAAGGCGGAAACGCTGCACCCTGCTGTGGCGGCCGACCTGGGAACCCTGGCGCGCGAGCAGCACGCTGAGGCGGTGGCCACACTGGACGCCCAGCAGGTGATCGGAACCGCGCAGCGCATGGCCGCCGCTCCGGCTGCAGCGCCAGCAGCTGCAGCAGCACCCGCCGAGCGCACCAGCCCGCCCACCCTGAACATCGGGACCATCAAGGAGCGCTTGGCCCACATGACCGTGACGGCGGAAAACCTGCGCGCCCTGGGCTTTGAGCCCGCCGGCCGCGAGCGCGCAGCACCGCTGTACCACGACGACGACTTTCCGGCCATCTGCGATGCGATTGCCAAGCAGGCGACGGCAGCCAAGGTCGCGTTTCTTGAATCACGGATTGGCGTCGCCGCCTGACCCATCCAGCAACCCAACCCCCAAGCCCGCCCAGCGCGGGCTTTTTCATGGAGTGCAGCAGATGCGCTATTTCAAGATCACAAAGCCTGAGTCGTTGGCTGCATGGGAGCAGTCTCGCCGCGACGCTGAGGCTATGACAAAGGCTGGACGCGAGTTTGCTGAGCGTATCGCCGCTGGCCGCGCAAAGGCTTGGTACACAACTGGCCCAACGCGCAGGGTTGCTGGTTTCTCATTCTCTCCACCGATGACCGGACCTGAGTGGACCAAGCCAGAGCGGCAGCACGGGATTCAACGGCCAAGAACGAAGGTGCCAACTGATGCCAAGCAGGCGCTGGCCGACCTTCAAGCGATCTGGAACGACTACCCGAAGCAATCGGTAGACATGGATCAGGTTTTGAAGACCTGCGGGTTTTCGTGGGGGTTCATTTACGGCTACAGCATGTTCGCCCACTGTGGCGCTTTGTATTTCTCTACCAGCGATCCGCACCAGCAGATTGAAGGCACAGAAATTCTAGGAAGTGAGTTCTCATCCGCCGAAGCCGAACACAGCGCCAGCGCGAACGCCAACCCAACACACCAGCCCTCCAAGTGAGGGCTTTTTTCTGGAGTGCCCATGACCACACCAAAGAAACCCGCAGGCTTCGCCCTGTCTAACCCAGTACCCCTCACCAAGTGGGAGGCCCAGCGTGCATCCGAGCGCATCACCCTGCAAGACCACCGCGCCATCCCAATCCTGAACAGCACGATGGGTGGTCGGTACGAGGGCAAGGAGCTGCAGTACAGGGGGCGGCAGTGAACCGCCAGCTGCGCCGACTTGCCGCGAAGGGCAAGCAACCGGAGTGGATGAAGTTCCTATCTGACACACCAGAGTCCCCGGTGAACATCGCTCTTCGGAATGCAACCAAGCTCACGGCGCCGGAGATTGACCACTACATCGTGCCCAGCCGCAGGGCGGTGGAGGCATTCCGAGTGGGCAGGGGCAACTTCAAGGACTGGCTTCGCCTGTGCACCCTGGTAAACGTGGGCATGGCCATCGAGGACGGTGGCGTAGTGAAGGGGTTTCGCAACGACCTGCAAGCAGCGCTCCAAGCTCTGGAGGAAATCGGCACACGCCAGGATTCCCCCAAAGGATGGAAACCCGGAGCGCTGCACGCCTCTGAGCTGGAGGCCATACGCATGCTGGTGGTTGCCCACGACTTCCAGCTGCGCCAGCTTTCCTACGGAGAGCACCAGGAGGCATATCGCCTGGCCACGGCCCGCGTGAAGTGCGACGGCGGAGAAGTCATCAACCTGAAAAACATCCAGACGATTGAACAGATCGCCTAAGCAGCACCCCACCCCACAGAGCCCGCCACCCAGCGGGCTCGCTTGTTTCTGCACCCCAAGGAGGCCGTATGGCTGAGAACACGAATACTGAGCGCGACTACCCAGAGTTGCCCCAAGGCTGGCCCGCGCGGTTCAGATGCGATTCCTGCGACGGGAATGGCGAGGTAGGCGACCCAATCAGCATGGGCTATTTCCAACCACCAGAACGCGAACGCTGCCCAAATTGCGAAGGCAAGGGATGGTGCAGCGAGGAAGACGCATTCAGCGCAGAACACATGCGCGCCTATGTCGATGCAGACCGCAAAGCCCGCGCATCCCTGTCACTGCCTGCTGCGGGACAAGAGCCGGCGCCGCCGCCGATGGATGGAGAGATTGCGTTGATCGAGAAGGCGCTGGAGCGCGCGGGCATTTCCAGCCTGTTAAACCATGGCGCCGCATCGTGCGTGTTCACAGAGGGTTGCTGTGGCGTCAGCCAAGATCAAATCCTTGCGTACACCCGCGAAATCGCATTGCACTGCGCGGTTGCACTGGGAGCCGCCCCACAGCCTGCAGTAGCAGCGGGGTGGATCGCATCTGCAGAACAAATGCCGCCGCCCGGTGAGCGTGTTTTCTGGATGGACAAGGACAGCCGCATGGTCGGCTACGACACATGGATGGGCGAGGATTTCCTTTGGGCTGCAAGCCACTGGATGCGTATCCCCCCCTGCTCCATCTACTGAGGGAGAGAGCAATGGGCGACCCAATCGTAGCGGTCAATGGCCGCACCGTGACAGTGACCTTTGAATTGCCGTTTGTCGTTGGCGACGCCTGCGTTACGCCGTATCAAGCTGAGCGAACCACCGTAAGCCGCATTCCAGACATTTGCATTTCACTGGATGACAACCTGCAAAAGGTCCGTGTAAGACAAGGGGGCGCGTGGTATTCGGCAAGCCATAGCCAGATGCATGGCGTTGGACAGTACCTACCCGACATGGATGCATTTCTAGCGTATTGGCTTGAACGCGGCGATGAGCATGCATTTGCGGATCGTATGCAGTGGCTGGAAGGCGTTTTTGCAGGCAATACCGATGCAGTTAATGCTTTGCGCCGTCGCCTCATCCAAGGCGTGGAAAACGCCCTGCAATCAGCCACGTATGTCATGACCACAGAAGCGCGGGCCAGCGCTGCCAAAGTCGCCGAACTTGAAGCCAAGCTGAAAAAGTTGAAGGAACTCCAATGACAACCCCCGCCCCCATAGCGGCAGAACTGCCGACCGCCGAAATCATCGAAGGGCTGCGTGCTGTGCAGTCAGGCATAGGCCCACGCCAGCCCGCCAAAGACGACCAGCCGGACAGGGCGCGCTGGGATGCCATTGACGCAGCTTGTTCGGCCCTCACAGCACATGCCAGTGCAGCAGAGCGGGCGGTGCCAACTTGGGAAGCGCTACACCATGCTTGGAAAAAGGTCGGGGCCGATATTGCTGGACTGAATTGGGGCGCTTTTACACATGCCGTGCACTACGCACCATCAGGTGCAACCGCCGCCCCCGTGCAGCAAGCAGCCCCAGCACAGCCCGCCCCTGCGCAGGAGGGGGAGCGCGACTATCCGCCGTTGCCTGAATGCGATGCAACAACGGTTGGCCTTGGCGAAGTATGGAACCGCCACAGCATGCGCGCCTACGTTGACACCGACCGCGCCTCCCGTGCTGCTGCACCGGTAGCGCCAGCGATGCGTGAAGCCGTGGCAAAGGCTATCTATGACCAGTGGTCTTATCAGGACGGGTGGGTGAAGTGGGTTGAAAGAGGTAATTCGCTGCGGCAAGACGATGCCCGCGATCTGGCGGATGTAGCGCTCGCCACCGCACCCCAGCCAACGGCACCAGCGGCCACGGTAGATGCGCTGGATGCAGCGCGGTGGCGCTGGCTCGGTGAGCACATAACTGTGGCATGGGACGAAGGCAAGTTCACATCGCTTGTGCGCATCGTCAGCGAGAAAAACCGCAATGCGCTCAACGCCGCAATCGACCAAATGATGGCTGGTGTTTGGAGCGATTCGGATGCCGCCCAGCGCGCCACCCATCAAGGAGACGACAAGTGACGACACCAACAAAACACATTGAGCCTGTTGTCTCGCTCAAGTGGGATGTCGAAGCCGATGGCACCTTCATTGCGCAGATGACAGTTAGTGGACTACGCACAGAGCAACAAGCAAAAGCTGCAGTTGAGCACATGCAGCGTCTTTTCTGCGGACAAGAACAGGAGCCAATCCAATGACAACACCAACAGATGCGGAGATCATGCGGGAAGCCGCCATGGTGGGCGGGCTATTCGACGACTTGGCAATCGGCTACCAAAGCGAAGACATTCTCAAGTTTGCCCGCGCAGTGCTCGCCAAGTGGGGCCAACCGCAGGCCGTGGCGGGCGGGGATCCGGTGGCGCGCGTCCTGCTGGACTGTTCCGGTCAGCCGATGGTCAATCCTGAGTTGCTAGCCGCAAAGGAGCTGGCAGACCCAGTAGCGTTCGACACGATGTACCCACATCGTGCACCGCACCGCGTGGCGATGCTGTATCCGGACGCCCCACCCCCGCAAGCCGTGCGGGAGCCGCAGTGCTGGTGCCTGACATGCCGCCCGATGCGGCTGGATGACCCGCACAGCATCCGCATGGCCCTGTGTCCAACCTGCGGAAACAAGCGCTGTCCAAAAGCGAACGACCACCGCAACGCCTGTACGCACAGCAACGAGCCGGGACAGCCTGGCAGCGCGTACCCAGACGGCATCACCGCCAACAGCGGGAAAGGGGATGGAAATGCTGACACCTGAACGAATCCGGGAAATTGAGCGACTCCATGTCTACAGCCAGACAGCAACGCTGGTCGACTTCGCCAGGAAGATCGAGGCCGAAGTCCGCAAGCAGGACGAGGCGCTGATACGGTAGATGCTGGATGCAGCCATCGCAATCTATCCACATCTCAATGGTCTCGCGGTCGCAAGTGATCAAGCATTGGTTTTGCTTCAGCAGCAGATTGCCGTCATCACCGCCGCCCGCGACCGCCTACAGGAGAAAGCACCATGAGCCGCAGAGCCCGCGAGCGCCGCGACAAGCGAGCGCCCATCCCTGATTTTGATGAACCACAGCCCCGCCACTGAGCGGGGTTCTTTTTTGGAGAGCGAGATGAGCACTTTCCTGAATGCCAAGGAACTTGCCGAGCTCACTGGAGTGCGCATCGGTAAGGATGGCAAGACGCGCGAGCACCTGCAGGCGGCCGAGCTCAAGCGTATGAAAATCCCGCACTACGTGAACGCGCGCGGCCACCCGGTGGTGGCCCGGGCGGTTATCGAAGGCGGGGCCCAACAACCCACACCACAACAAAAAGGCTGGGAACCGGCCTTAGCCTGACCATGCAGTATTTCCGATCCAGAACCCATCGCTCCGGCACCACGTATTACTACTTCGACAAGGGCGGCAAGCCCCGCAAGGAAATCCCCCTGGGGAAAGACTACGTGCTGGCCGTGCGCAAGTGGTCCGAGCTGATCGCCGCCGAAGAAAAGAAGGCCGTGGCCAACTTCAAGGAGCTGGCGGACAAGTATGAGCGCGAGGTGGTGCCGCTCAAGGCCAAAAGCACTCAGACCCTGCAGGCGTCGGACATCAAGCTCCTGCGTGAATTCTTCTGCACACCCTCCCCCGCCCCGCTGGACGAGATAAAGCCAAGCCACATCCACGCCCTGCTGCAATGGAAGAAGCACCAGGCGCCAACGGCGAACCGGCTCAAGCGCACCTTCTCCCACATGTTCAACATGGCCCGGGCCTGGGGCTACACGGAAAAGCCGAACCCGTGCATGGGCATCAAAGGCTTGCCAGAGAAGAAGCGCGAGCAGTACATCACCGACGAGGTGTACCGCGCGGTGTGGAACGTCGCGGCGTGGCCGCTTCGGGATGCCATGGATCTGGCCTATCTCACCGGCCAGCGGCCCGCCGACACCGTGGGCATAACGGATGGCGACATTGAAGACGGCCGCTTGAAGGTCACACAAGGCAAGACCGGGGCGAAGCTGCGCATTCGAATCGAGGGGGAACTGGCTGTGCTGCTGGACCGCATCAAGGCCCGCAAGGAAGCCTGCAAGATGTGGAGTTCCGCGCTGGTGGTGAATCAGGCCGGCGAGGCGCTTTCCCAGAAGGCGTTGGCCGAGGTCTACAAGCGCGCCCGGACGAAGGCGGCCAAGCTGAACCCGAAGCTGGCCGACCAGATCAAAGCCATGCGGTTCTACGACCTGCGGGCCAAGGCTGCGGATGACGTGTCGGAGGTGCGCGGCGAAGCGGCTGCCGCTGAGTTGCTGGGCCACGACAGCGTGACCACCACCCAGCGCCACTACCTGCGAAAAGGCCGGGTGGTTGGGCCGACCAAGTAG